TGCTTTGAGTTTATCGCTTACATTTTCCCACTGTACCTTTAAATATTCTGGGCAGACATCATTTATGTTCGCGCCGCTGCAATACAATTTTGCAAAATCGACCTCGGGGGGCAAATTGTCTTTATATTCCCAAGTTCCCTGTAGACCTAAAGGGAGTTCACTACAAATGGCGCCATCCGCATAAATCTTCGTGCACTTGTTTTTGTTGTCTAAGACTTGAAAAATCATCAATAGCCAGTAGTGGCAGTCGGCGCACCAGAGGGCATGCCAGTTGAAGAGGCAGCCGGCCCAGAAAGATCCAAATCAGTTGCCACGAGTTTATCCGGGGCGACTAAAACACTTTCAGACAATACTGCCTTATCTATAACCATTGTCGCATCTGACTCCAAGCGTGTCAAGGATTTTTTAATAAAAGCAGCAGATGTGCCTAATAAATACTCAATATAATTAATCGCCATATTTGAATGGTAAATAAAATCAGCGTTCTTTCCGGATTCAAGCTTTCCCACAGCAAACATATAAATTTTCCTACTTTCTCTTTTTATAGACCTCATAAGAGCCGGCGAGAACGGGACATTTCTTTCTATATTTCTTATGTCAGCATACCAATCTATGTACTTCTCTGATACTACTTTTAAATTTCCAAACGTTTGAAGCTTATTTGAATTTTCCGGCTTTCTATATAGCTTTTCGACTTTTGGGCCGGAAAAAACAATTGTTTCTTTTTGCAAAAATGCAGCCTTGAGGCGCCCTGCTCGGGCTGGGGAAAAATGTGTAATGTACTCCGGAAATTCATCAATAAATCGTTTATAAAATTTATTTAATGTCGACACAAACCCATTATAATTTGAAGAAAAGATAGAGTAACCAGCTAACGGAGCAAGGCCATCATGATAGCGCATAGAAAAACTGCTAACCGATTCTTGTTCCCACAAAGAGTGCATCTTAAGGTACTTTTTAAACTCCGGAGTTCTATAATCAAAAATTAATCTCCATGGAATATTAATATCAACCTTAAAACCATATTTAAGAGCCAAATTGGCTATTATTTCAAAGTTAGGATCTTCTAAAAACCTGATTTTAACTGCGTCATCGTCTGGATCGGCATCATGTATGTCTACTGCTAAGCCAGAGGCCAACACTGTACTTTCTTGGCTTTCCATAAAACCCGGAGTTGTAAGCGTTTGTCCGCTTCCACGTAAATAATTTTTTAACAATAAATAAAAATCATCAATACTCTTAATTTTCTCGCTATGCACGTATTGTTGTAGAGTTGTTGCAAAAAATTCTAAATATACTCTATCCAAATATGCGTCACGAAGAGTGTGGGGATCTTCATAGCTTCTTATTGCCTTCATTTTCGGTATTATTGTATCTTCACTGAGGCCGCGGCAGCATATTTTTGAATCAGCCCTAGCATTATATTCTTCTGCCATTCGCAAAAATGCTTCCGCAACATAAGAAAGCATCTTTGCAGTATCAACGTCAATTAGATCAACATTTTTATCAAAAATAAATTGAGAAATAAAACCATTTAAATCCATTCTACCAAAAAACGGCATATCATACCATGTATCAATAGCGCCTCTACGAACATCGTTATAAACAGTTTTATAATTTTTTCTGCCAGTGTGTTGTTCAGCGGTGCCATCATTATTATCCGCATTTGAGATAAAACCATATTTATCAACAATTTCTTGTTTTTCAACAGCAATGCTCGGCGGCTTTTCTACAACCCCAGCATAATCTTTTTGTGTAAACGGAACAAGGTTAACAATTACGGGCTGTCCCTTTGACCGGAGCTTTTTAATTCTATTATGTACTCTTTTTATATATTCACTAGTTGCCATAATATTATCTCACGTTACATCATTGGCTGGCCGGCGATGCCGCTATCTGGGCCGGCTAAAACATTCGTCGATGGATCAGCCGTTGTTGCCGGTGGTTCCGGTGCGGTATCTTTCTCAGCTTTGGTTTTTGGTCTTAATTTATACATTTTAACTATCTTTGGATCAAGTATAAAATCTTTATGTATGTATTCATCTATGCCGTAAGTTATAGCAATCGGAATTTCTTTCGGCGCCCTTTCTTTGATTTCCTTTATTCCACATTGCTCTTCTTTCTTCCTAAATTTTTGTTCTTTTGCAAAAAGGGCTGGTGAATATGCGTTTATTCCATTTACGACAGTCTTGTAAGTACCCATAGAGAACTGATCAACAAGATTCTGAATCCAATAATAACCAGTTATGCCCGGATCCTGCTCTACCGGGATTCCAAGCGGGCTAACGGGAAGCACAAAAAACCCGCCTTTATAAAATAAATTATTTCCTGTTAAAGTTGAATTTGCCGAATATGCAAACTTTAAATACGGAAACGCAATGTCTTTAAATTTATCAAACACCAAAGCAGTTCTTAAATCCGGATTATCTGTATAGGAAAAAGAAATGGTTTCCAAAAGCCCAGTTGAGTTCCCAATAAACAAGTGAAACAGGCCGTCCACTTCATCTTTTTCACGATCAAATTTCCTACCGTGCACGCGCTTAAGCATTGGAGTATTAAAGCCAGTATCCGCGATTTGAGGAGTAAATCTTTGATGAAAATGTATAACAGAGCGGTCATTCTTCAACTCACTGTTGGATTTTAGCTCTGCTAAGTAGCGATTAAAATTGTCGGCACTCCCCAGAGAGCCGGCTTCAGGCATAAAATATATTTCATCTGCGGGGTGTTTTCCCGACTTTCCCTTTTTTGAAGCTCTAAAATACTTTTCTGATATCTGAAATGGTGAATGGACAATAGCGCTTGTAGGGCCGCTGCTGTTGGCCAAAGAAAAGCTACCAAGAGCAGCCGGCACTAGCTCTTCCATGACAGATTGAATAAACTGCCCAAAAGTCCAGTTTTTTGCCTCTTTCGCAACTACAGAATTATAAAACCAGCGCTGGAAAACTCCAACTTCAATCAATATATCGCCAATATTAACAGTCACATCCTTGCCCATTGGTCTATAAATAATATTACCTAAACTAACAATCGGATATCTGTCGTATGGGTTATCCTCTTTGTTGCCAGTATTTGAAAACTCGTGCATTACAGAAATTAAATCCCTAAGAGGAAAAAACATAAAATTTCCATAAAACCTATATTCTGGTCGTGATTCTCCTTTTTGAGGAACGGTTTTCGGCACACATTTTAGTTTTCCCGCGGGTAAGCTTGCGTCTTGTTTTATTGCAGTCTTCATCCCGCTGGGGCATGGCAAGTCTTTAGAGTCAATAATCTTTTCTGTTGTTTTAAACTCGCCGGCGCCAAAATTACTATAAGTTAATGCACCTAATATTTTGTCTAATTGTTTGCGAGTCTTTTCTTTCGCGGTTGCGGCAGTTTTATGCCAAGTAAGCTTTTCCAAACTTTTTGACAAGCTCTTCTGCACACTATAAGTTGATTTAAATTTTGCTATGGCGCCTTTTTTAACATAATCTTTTGCTTTTTCGATCGAAGAATTACCAACAAGTTTTGTATCCGGATCAACTCTAAAAAAGTGAGCCTCAATTGTGTGTTTGCCTTTACCATCAAAGGCGGTCTCTCCGTCTTTTCGATAAGATCTAAATCTTACTTGAAACAATTTATTATTTTGTTTAATTCTCTTTAAAAATAAAGAGCTAGCTTTGTGTGCAAGATCTCTTTTCATCTTCTCTATGGCTATACTTTGCCTTCGTATTTCCTCTTTTCTGCCGGGTATTTTTGCTTTCAAATCTGCGATTTCTTTGGGATCTCGTGGTTTTCCGTCTTTGTCAAATTTGTTTAAACACAAATCAGTCAATTTTTTCACTTCCTTTTTCGCCGACTCTAAAGATTTCAAAGTTTCAGTTAAATTTTCTTCACTTGTAACAGCCTTTAACATATCAAAGTTTAAAGGCTTGAGAATATTGCTTTCTTTTTTCTTTTTTGGTGTCGTATATGCCTGATTTTCTGGTAGACCGTAATATTTAACCCTAATCTGTACTTCTCCCGTCTCAGAGAATGTTATATCATGTTTATTCCAGTTAATTCTAAAAGATTTTTTTTCTTCATTTTCAACAAGCTGCAAAACATCCTTACTGACACCCCAAAAACTAGAGTCTCCTTTGTTATTAATCTTCCACCCATATTCAAGGTTTAGAGTTTCAATTTCATTATCTAAATCTGGTGTTATAAGCTTAAGATAGTCGTCTGCCTTAAGGCTATTGCCATCAGTTGCGCCAGATTTTGGTTCCTGTACCGGATGGCCTGCAGAAAATATTTGAAAACTGCTAAAAAAGAAACTTATATCTACCTCAAATGAAGCGCCTAGGCCCCAAACGGGAAAATCTCTTTTTACGGACATGTTTTCAATGCCAGCCCCTTCGCCGCGCATAAATTTATTCTTTAATACACCTTCTTTATTTTGTGCTGCCAATTGGCCAATATCTGCAAAAGGTCTAAATACAATGGCTTTGGTATCAGCGTCGGCCCAGCTTCCTTTTTTATTTCTATTTTTTTTAGTTTTTAAAAATATTTGTATGTACGGCTGCATAGCAGCAACGTGATGAGGCTTTAAATCCCTCATAAACTTAACGTATCTTTCATCTATGGGGACACTAGTGGGGTTTTTACCTGCATTGTTAGATACTTTTTGTAAACTTGGCAAAAGCTTGTTTCTGTATGAAGGGTGAAGGCTGATGATTTTTTTCTTAATCCCAGCGTAATCCTTATTATAAAGTGCTGTATGTAGTCTTCCTAAATCAACATCAGAAGATACATCATTATAAAGTTGTGACAGCAGCACGTCGCTGAGCCACCCTTGAGGGTTTAATTTTGTAGGTAAATATATTTCCATATTTTATAAACCAATTGCATTTAAAATTTCTTCTAAAGGTGTTGGTACTTTTATTAGATCTCCCACGCTAACGTGATGATCGGTCGGCTTTTTATTAAACCAAGCGATGACCCACCAATATCTTGCATCACCATAAAACTCATGAGACAGCTTATAAAATCGATCCCCTTGCGACCATATGTAGTTAGTAAAAGATAAGTTAACAATGTCAGCAAGAGTTGGATATTTTAATTCCAAAGTTTCTAAATGTTTAAGATATGAAACTCTTTGAATGTTGTCTAAACCATCTCTGCCGAATCTTTTTACAAAAACCTTCTTATAGTCCAAGTCATCATTCAAAATAACACCAGTATCTTTATATCTTGAAAATGCCATTATCCTGCCCATCCCAATATTTCACTAAATTGAACCTTTTCACCCAAGCCGCCAGCGCCGATGGCGTTAGTCACTGTAGACGCGCCGGCCTGTATAATATCACCGGGCGACATCTTTGTTCTATAGGGGTAATCTCTGCTCCCAAAGAATTTGCCGCCCGACTCATCATTATCCCAGCCAACTATGCTTTCGTGCAAAGGCGAAAAGCTAAAATTAAATTGAAAAGCCCTAGGGAACAATGCGCCGCGGCCGGGGATGGAACTTCTATCCATAAAAACGCCGCGATTATTAATTCCAAAATCTGTTGAAAAAGATGTAATATAGCCAAGCAAGCCTTTATAAGGATTTTTATGATTAACCAGCAAATTTGCGAACTTAACTCTAATCAGCGGTGGGCTAGATAAAACAACTGCGCCTGTTTTTTTAAGTTTTGTATAGCCCGGGTATAAAGACTTGATTAACATATTTAATTTTTTCAAATTTTCATTTGCATCATTGCTATTATAACAAGGTATTAAAAAGCCCAAACTAGTAGAGCGACTAGTATTTTTGTAAACTGGAATAGGGTCTGCTCGACCAAAGACTGGTGTTGAAGTCCATTGCGGCGTGAAGTTCTCACTAAATGCCGTTAAATATGCCGGCAGCGACAACTTTGCCCCCGTCGCAGTGGTTGGAAAACTCAAGCGCAATGTTGCAAAAGTCACCTGATTCCTAATATTTGCCTCTGAAGGGGCGCATGTACCTAGAGTTGGGTCTGTGTCAAGAAAATCCTCTAAAAAAGAAGAGCCAGCAGCAAGAGACTCTGCTGCCAACCCACTTCCAAGTGTATTAAAAAATCCCATATTTTTGCTCCTTTTTTATCATAGTTTGTCGTTTCGCTTGAACCTCTCTTGGTTCCTTAAGGTAGCTCGCGAGTTCTGCTCTACCATCGGCGTCATGGCCGCCATCACCGCGGTTAAAGTTTCGCTTATCTTTTTACCCACTTGATCGGCGGCGCCTTCGCCTATCTTAATAAGAGTCGTGTCAAGCTCTCCAGAGCGAACTTTAATCTTGCTTATTATTTCTTGCGCTGCGAGGCCAAGAGATGTGGGGATAACATGATAGGCAAATGACTCTCTTGCGTCGGCCATGGCCATGGTGCGCTCTTCAATTGTTGCCGCTTCGGCCGCAACCCTCTCTGTTGCAGCGGTTGTAAGGCCGCCAATCAAACCCTGACCCATGGCCAACTCAGCCGGCAATGCTTGCCCGGGCTTATAAGATATCAAGGCTCTAAACGTTCTAGAGTCCAAGCCAAAAGCACTTTTCATGGCCTTCATATAGGCGCGACTAGCTCTGGGGCCGGAAGCTTCGACTCTGCCCATTACACTTTGGATCGATTGAGCTATATATTCCATTCTCTCTGGGTAGTCCATAGAAGCAGCCTTTACAGCATCAAAGCTGCCGCCCAGAGACGACATAACTGCATTAATTTTGCCAGCAGCAGCTTGTGCGGAGTCGAGAGTCTCAAATCGTTCTAAATTGCTCATAACGGCGCCGACATCAATACCCATTCGGCGGGCGCGGACATTAAAAAGCAAAGTTTGACGCGTCATCTCTTCTGTGTTCAAGATATCCATAAAGCTGCCAACATTTTTATTAAAGTCTTGCCAAACCCTATTATAACCCTGTCCTGTCTCCTGTGCAAATTTATTTAAAACGCCGGCCGTTCTTGTAACTTCACCTCTGGATCTGCCCAATACTGCGCTAAAGGTATTCATCGTAGTTATTGTAGTGCCGGTGGAGATACCGAGCTTATCAAAGACTGCAATTTGTTTTGTTATAGCTAAATTATCCTTTTGCCACGCCGGCGTCACCGTGCCGGCATATTGTTTAAGGGCGACGGTCATCGCGCCCATCGTCGATTTGGTGGTGATGCCTAAATGTTGATTACTCCTTTGTAACGCAGTTAAAGTTCTGGTTATATTTGCCGCTTGGGCGCCGGTTTGAGCACCAAATTTTATTATATCACTCTCAAACCTGACGAAGTTCTTCATCGTTTTAAGGAGTTTGGGCGCCCTTTTTTCGAATGCTTCTAGGCCGCGCTCCGATACTAGACCGGGGATCATGTCGCCGAAATCGCCCCTCTTATATGAGGCTTCTTTCTTCTTTTTATGGCGCTTTAGAAGTTCAAGCGCTTCTCGCTTAGTCGCGTCTGAACTGGCCTTATTTTTAATTGCGCTCTCTGCCGCTCTATAATCTGCAGCCTTGCCGGTATCGGCATATCTGTTAATAGCAGAAAAAATATCATATTCGGCCATAACCTAGGTTCTCCTTACTAATAATTAGTAGGGTTAGCTATTTCTTTTTTTAGTTTCGTTTATTTCTTGAAGGTGTCGCGATAGACGTTCGGCAAACCAGTCTCTAAGTCTTATAGGTAATGCATAAAGTTCGAAGAAGCTCCAGTTGCCGTGTTGTTTTAATATAAAAAACGTATCATATACGTTATCCATATAATCACTCGTCAGGCCAAAAAAAGTCGCCAGTAAATGGCACACCTCCAGCGTTTGCTGATGCGCATGCTTGACAAACAAACTCAAATCTTAAATCAATGTCTGGCATTAAATTTGTATAAATCTTTCGTAAAAATCTTGAATCGGCAATGGGCATATTATCAATAAAGCCCTTAACATAAACTGGGTCTGATTCGCCGTTAATAGAAACAATCATTTGTTTATATCTGCCAGTTATGCGCTCTTCCGGAAGATTATGCTTAGCTCGTTGGGCGGCATGCACTTCAATTTCCTTTTCATCTTGCCCTGTTAATAATTTTAATTCCAATTCGGCATTCGACGCCGGGAGTCTTAAAAGGAAAGTGCCTCTGGGGGTAAATTCAACACTTGAATAATCATTTTCTTTATTTTTAACTTCTGCAATATTAACACTTATTGTGTTTTCTGCAAAACATTCTTGACATGCAACCCTAAGTCCGTATTCTGGGCCATAAGCGTTTTTACGTGCGTTAACCAATATTACATTTTTGTCACCGGTTAACAAAGAACTAACATTGATACTTTTGTTAACCAATAAACTTTCAATCAGCTTGTCATAAACAACGCCCTCTTTATTATAAGAGGCGTTAACAAGTATATCCTCTTCTTTTGTTGTCATATAATATACTTCGACACTTTCAACATTATGAAGAGGGTGCCCTTCTGGATAAAATTTACCTCCGGAAGGAAGCGACACTATGTCAGCGGGCGGTGTATAACTTTGTTGATTGGGTGATGGTGGTTGAAAATTTAATCTTTCTGCATTTCTGTCTTTCATTTTCCCTCTTATTAGAGATTATATAAATCTTTCTTCTCGGGCCGTTACTTTTGCTTCTCTATCCTCTGGAGAATCATAAACTTCCAATTCTGCCCAATCATATGATAACGTAATTTGAACAGAAGTTAAGTCAGCATTTGAATAATTCATTTCACTAAATTTTACGCCAGTTATGAAGGCATTCTTTAAAAACCACTCTTCATGCACTGACATATCTGGTCTTAAGTTTTGAATTGATATATTTCCTAAAGAGTTAACAAGGCCCGCTTTGCTTAAATCTTTTGAAGTCAAGTCTACTTCTTCTTCGGAGGGGTATGAGTAACCACATGCGCGCAACTTATTAATAAAAATTCTAGCAACAGAATCACTAAAAACTTCTCTAACTGTAAAAGTCATTTCGCCCCATTTAATATTGGTGGGGTACTTAAAGTGCCAGTTTAAAAGCCTGTAATTTTCAGTCTCAACTGTATACCCGGGTCTTGAAACCTGACTTATGTATATGGGGTGAATACCATTAACCTTAAGAATAAAACGATGGGATTGCTGAGCATCCATCTGCATTTTACGCCACGATGGAGCTTTTTCATCCCTAATCCCGCACTGTGGAAGGATTCTTTGAGTTAATTCACCTATTATAGAGGCAGCCATTCTTTATTCTGTCACAAATGATTCTAATTTGGCCCAATCATAAGCCAAGCCAACTGTAACGGTCATTAAATCTTCGCTCTCGTATGAAACATCATCATAGTTAATATTTTTAATCCAAGCGTTATATAATCGCCACTCTTCCACTTTTTTACCATCAGAGTCGATTGTTTGAATCGTTACATCGCTTAAAGCTGCCGATGCAGCCCTTCTTTTTGAGATACTTAGACGCCATAATTCATTATTGCCGTTCCAATCGCCCGGAGTAGCATATCCAGACTCTTCAATAACTCTAAAGACCGTTGCTGCAACATCGGGGTTAATTGGATCAACTAGTGTAACTTCAATATCATTCCAAGTAACTCTGCCGGGAAATTTAAATTCATGTGCTAAAAACTGATGTTTTGCGCCATCTGAAATAGTCACCTGTGGTCTTCCGGCACTTTTAACTACCCACGCAGGAATGTCTCCAATGCGGAGTATAAATTTAAATTTCCTTTTAGGCTCGATATTCATCGATTGCCACTTTGGAATGTTGTCGGGTATTTTATTGGGCATACAATTTATTCTCCTAGTTTACTATAATTAGTATTAATCCTCAAAAGCTGCACCGGTATTCGTAATAATGAAATCAACAGCGATAAATTCTATTGCTCTTGCAGGCTTCAAGAAAATCTTAGCATACATAATATTCCGATCGGCCAAATCAGGTGTTGTGGTGGTTTCATCCAGAATCAACTTATAATCAGTTAAGCCAAATCTTGCCTTAACGTCGTTGAGGAATGGATTCGCACGGTTAATAAAACGCTCCCAAGTTTCTCTAACATTTTGTTCAAATAGAAGATCGTTTGAAATCGCAGAAATTCCCTTCTTAACAAAGATAAGCAATCTACGAACATTAATTCTATCTAGCGCACTTCTTGTAACCTGCAAAGTCTTCTGACCGAAAATCACGATACCCTCATTCGGGAAAGTTGCAATTGGGTTAATGTTGGCATCATAAAGATCATCTCTATCTCCCGATGTAAGTCGCTGTGTTACAGCAACAACGGGTAGACCGGCGATGCCGCTTGAAAGGCCGCCGCGATTAAAGCCAGCAGGGGCAAACCACGGAGCTTTTACTCTGTCTGTGTAAGACATCGCCCCAATAGCGACGACAGAAGGCGGTGCGAACAAGAAGCTTCCGCGCAGAGTATCTCTAATCTTAACCCATGGATAGTATGCACAACCATAACTTGAGTTAAGTTGTCTATCTTTTAAGTTATTAATCGCGGTATCGGGGGAAGTTCTAAACACTGCCTTTCCTAAGTTGTCGCTGTCAGCGCCTTCAAACGATGGCTCAAAATCACCCTTGAGGTCGATAACTGCCAAAGTATCGCCGCGTGTCTCAGCAACATCGATTAACTTACCGGTAAGCGGCTCATGGGCTAAGCCGGGGATGGATACCAGATTGCACTCAACAGATTCTGTATCTTTAATCGTATCAATAGCTTCATTATAAGTATTAAAAACGTAGCTATTTTTTTCTGTTGGGGTTGTCGATGCGTTATGTAATAAACCACTTCTTAGCGGCTGTTGTTCTGTAATATTTAAGCCATCTACACCACCGTGGAAAACGGTTGTGAATTTATTAACCCCTTTGTCAAGAAGAGTCTGGTAAGTGGATGAATTAAGCTGACAAGTGACCGACGAACCGCTGCCCACGCCTGCACCGGCTGCCTGATGTGTACCAGAAACATAAACATAGTCGTCCGCGAGAGTAGTATCAACGCCGGGATCAGACCCGTGCGAAGATGCTGAAATATCGTCCAACGTGAAAATATACTGCGGCGCTAGGTAAGCATTTCCACTGTCGCCGTCCCAAGCATCAACCAGTGCCGATGCGCCGACTCTAAGATGATCAACGATATCATCGTTGTGATAAGTTGCAAAATCTTTGTCTCTTGCTTTGCCAGTGTATACTCCATAATATGCGGTCTTGAAATTTGTTCCACCTATGGATCCGGAAGTTCTCATTGGCAACTCTGGAAATTTAAAAGTAAGAGAGCTTGAAATTGCTAATCCGTGGCGAACATCGTTGCCGGCTGTTGGGCCGAAACAACCACTAATCAATTGAAAATAATCATTAGCATGCGTGCCGGCTGAGCCGGCGAACCCGCCACCATGGGCCGGCGATGACGCGGAGAGGTCTATTATAGTGTGGCGCGAGGTGCCGCCGACAATAAACGCGCTTTCTTGTGCTCTTTCGCCGTCTAGGTAATCTCCTCCGACAGTATCAAAGTGCCAACCCGGCTGCCACCATACACTGCCGGTCTGTAACCCCGTCGTGGCCGGCCCATCAATATGCGACCCGGCCGGATGGTTGAACCAAGCCAAGTTATTATATCTTGGTGGACCCCAAGCGCCCCATGGAAGATTTTCCGGATTGGTTGCGCCGGCGTCGACTTCAGTATTCATTTCAATACGAACATATTTTGAGCGATTTGGCCAAGTACCTCTTTCGCGAACAATTCTTTTTGTCGTATCAAAAATTGTATGCACATCGCCGATTTTACGAGCAACATAGTTTTCAGAGTCTGGATTTAAATTGCAAAACTCAAATCTCTCTAAAACGTTCTTTGCACCGTCGCGGTCTCTAATATCGCGGATTTCAACGCTAAATGTGCCATATTTGTCAATGCCATTTGTGGAGCTTCTAATTTGTGAAATAGAAACTTTAAGATTGTTTTGACACCAAGTTCCGTTATCTCGCCCATGAAGACGGAAAAGCTTTTGCATGTTTCCTGCATCATAACTTCCAGTCGCGCCGAAATTTTGTGAAATGAACCAGCCAGTTCTACTATTTCTGCGGTTACCAGAGCTATCTGTAAAAGCTACCAAGCGATTACCATGGTCATAGGTCGCACCGGTATTATCAGTTGCATGAATCGGATAAATTACTCCTAAATATTTTGGTGAACCGTGAATCGCCACACCATCTTGTGAAGTGTTTCTGGTAGCTTCAATGTCAAACGTGTTTGTGAATGACTCACCAAGCCAAAATGAGGAAGTTGCGGTACCGTCAACAATATTAGTATTAACTAATGTTGGATTTGTATTAAAAACTTTTCGAATATAATTTTTATCGCCCTCGTTAATCGAAAATCGGATTTGTTTCATAAAGGCCGCGTCATCGTTAACGATGGAAGCTTGAAATACGCCGCCGGCGTCGGATTGCATTAACACGCCGATTGCATGGTCAATTGATCCTGTTCCACAGGCATTACTTCCTGATAAGCCGATCGAGCCGCCATTCATATACCATATTGCTGCCAGCGATCCTGTCGAGTGAGTTCGGGCGCCGGCGGCTTTGGCAGCATACCCAGTCGAAGAAGAAATCGAGGGCGGGAATACCCAAAGGCCATATGCGCCGCCGGTGGCGTTGCCATCTTGAAAGTTGTTGGGGGCGCGGGCGGCTTCATTTGTAAATGACGAACTGGTTTTCCAGCCGGCCATACCTTCGTTACCTACAGTCGCGGCCGTTCTGCTTCTATGCTCCGTACCCAGTAGGCGTACAACATTAACTGTTGGCGAATTTCTAAGCCACGCCTGCGCCGCATAAGCAGCATAAGTTGGAGCTTGTGGCTCGCCGCTTCTCCAAACATCCGTACCATCAGTGCCGGGGGTTGGTTCGCCAAAAACATCAACAAACTCTGAAAATGAATCAACACGAATCGGACGCATTGCAGGGCCTTTGCGCGTGGTGCCAACAATTAGCGGCCCAACAGCGGCGGGTTCGCTCGGTAGTTGAGTATTGTCAATTTCATTTAGAAAAACTCCGGGCGAAATAAATTTAAAGTTTCTGCTAGCCATATTGTTTGGTCTCCTGAATATTTCGTAAGTATGCTACCAATAAATAGTTATTTAAAATACAAAACGCTTTGTATTTAAGACCTAAAGTCTTCGGAACCTATCTCATTTATGTCACCAACCCAAACACGCTCTCTACTAAACTTTAAATCAACGCGGTTCTCTCTTATAGCAATCTTAGGAGTCTCTTGATTTTTTTCTGACCCTATTAAATATCCAAGAACTTTTATTTTAACAACTGCCTCATATCTTTTTTCTTCTTCCGCTAACGAAGAAATATTATTATCAAGCGCATAACCATCTTCTATGAAAGTGTCATAAAAATGATTGTCTTGCTCAATTCTAAATTGATTTATTCCGCCAGTATATGTTGCAAATGGCGCCATCATTTCATTCATTTGTTGCTGATAATCTGCACGCAAATTAATATTGTACGTTAGATCATAATATACTGGGAATGGAATAGAAATTGTTTGATAAACAACTTTTTTATTTTTACTTCCCCTCCTGCGGGTATAATATTGACCATATAACTTATTATTGTCGGCCGCGGCAAAATTTCTTGTTTTATTCTGATTCATTATTTTTGTTAAAGTAAATGCGCCGCCGCGATAGCCGCGGGAACCCTTGTTGTCTGGAAATAAATGAGCGGGGATCGGTCTGGCATTAACAGGTGTTTTTGTCACACCCTCTCTTTCAATGGTCATCAAAGGAAAGATAAGAGACTCAGAATCGACACTTCTCATTTCTTTTTTATTTTTAATTTGAAATGCTCTTTCGGCAGTAATCCACACAACCGGAGTTTTTCTCCAGCCATCATTTGTAGAAGAATGAATGTTTAAAATGTTATCGACCCACTTTAATACAGCCTTATCAATTGTTTCGAAAGTTGAAGGCTTTAAATTCAAAACTTTGCCAGTTGTTTGTGTTTTACTTGGCATTAAACTTTCCCTCTCTAGCTCTTACGCACTTAGCGACAATTTGATAGCGTGTATCTGGCTGCCCATAAAGTTGACTTGGCTCATCCAAAGATACGATTTCATAAAATATTTCGCCATATAAGACAAAATCTCCCTCTCTAACAAATATATCTTGGTCTTCTGTTAATCGACGCTTATGAAAGTGAATAGTTATTGATGAACTCCTATCTACGCCAAATTTTCCCGTTTCTGTAGTTAACCCTTCCCATTCGACCAAAGCGTATACTCTAACTGGGGGCAATGTTGTCTTTTTTATTGCTTCGCCATAAACATCGTGAAATTCTGAATGTTCTACACTAACTGAATAATATAAAATTTGTTGTCCGACAACGCGCTCGATTACCTCGTCATTAATTTGTTTGACAAGGGCCTTCTCCTTTTCACCTGTGAACAAAGGTGGTGGTGGAGCGTCTGGTTGTGACCATTCGTTTTCTGCCATCTAGTTACCCCACAAAAAATGGAAGTGGAATATGTTGTTGTGTTTTGGTAGCGCTGTCCATTATTGCAGCATCCCTTTCGGCTAACTTGGCATATGTTAACTCATCAAGGACTGTTTTCAGTTCTTCTCTGAGCGCATCTTGCTCTGTTTTTGCCTGCGACAGCAAATCGCCCGAATTAAGGGTAACAGTGTCACCCGGAATCGGTATTGAACCACCAAACTTGCCTCTAATCTGCCCCAGCATCTCCTTGGAGAGCGCTAGCGCAAATCTCCTAATCCACTGCTTGCCAATGCTGTTAATACTCGTATATGGAATATTTGCATAGGGCAGCGTATTCATATTATTAACGCCATCCACTCCTTTTTTTCTATCAGCCATGTATTCTTGCCATGGCTCTCTTTCATTTTCAATAGTAAATTTAAACCAAAACTTTGAAGGGCTTGAAATTACCGGCGTTGGAAATATTCTTAGTTTGCTATTAAATAACTCATAACTGTAATTCGACGTTCTTGTTGTGATGCTGTCTTCATATTGCATAGCCTGTAGTTTATTTTGCCATGTAGGAATAACTTCAAAAGTTGATTCATCGGCATACATTCCATAAGTTGACAAATTGCCAAGAACATTTAATCCACCATAATATGCAAAGAATCTCCACATTGATCTTGGAGTTCTGTGAAAGACCTTCCTAATAGTAATTTTATTTTTTCCGACTTTATTATAATAAGGAAACGCAGAGTTATCACTATCTACCGATGCTGAATATACAATGTCTTGCAAATCATAGTCTTGTACGTTTTTTGTAATATCAAAAGAAGCAGAGTAAACATTGGCATCACCCAACGTTGCCTCTGCTGCAACGCCATCTGCAGCACGCTGCGAATATTTAAAAGTAAATCTTGGATATTTAAGTTCAACATTTTCATTCTTTAGGCCATCATCTACTTTAATCTCGCCATCTTCGTCAAATGAAGCGGTTGTCGAACCAAGCAAGTCGCCCAATGAGTTTTTAGCCTGATGGATATTAACAATATAAGAATATTCTAATACCGCCTCTTCATACGCAGCATAAACGTTGCCTTCGGTCAATTCGATGTCAAGCACATCCCCGCCGAGCTTCTTATAAACATATGCAACCTGATCTTTTGCCGCATCAACAAATGTTGATTCGCCTTTATAAATACCATATGGCAATGTAGAGATAACATTGTCGGCGTTTCCGCCGACAGGCAGAATAACCTTGCTCAAAGTACTAGAAGGTGTAAGGGTAGGCTTAGCCATTATAGTATGCTCCTCGTATCATAGTAATTAGTTGAGTAGCAAAAAGAAAACCCACCAGTCGCGAAAGGGGGTCCATAAAATATTTTAATTTATAAAGCGGATCAGATTTAGGCAAATATATAGTTAGTATCAAAGAAAAGAGATATTGTAAATCTAAATTTGGGCCCTAAATGTGTTTGTGGCTTAATTGAGTGTGGAATTTCACCATCAAACCACACCATTCGACCCGGAACATAAGGGTTGGTTAGAATTATTTCTTTCAAATCATCTGAGTAAAACGCAGTCTCACCATTCCATTCCAACTTCCAGTCTAAGTTTACATAGTATAAAAGCACTTCTTTGTTGTTGTGGGTGTGAGGCAAATACGTATCACTAAAATTTCCACAATTAATCACACATCGTGAAGGAAGACGATTGCCAATTCTCTCTAATAAACTTTCATCTTTAATGTTTGATAAAAACTCAGATTTCATGAAATCTGTAAGTTCCCACAAAGAAAACATAAACACCTTATCTCTATTCTCGATGATTTTTGTATCGGCCCACCCAATGTGGTAATTACTATTAATCACCATATCATACAACTTACTCATATAATTGTAAGAAAACAAGTTATCATAAATTTCAATGTCTAACTTCTTATCTTTGTTCATAAAGAGAACCATCCGTTAAATGCAATACTCCTTCTTTCGCCCGGGCCCTGAAAAGGATATACACAATGCAGTAGCTTTGAAGGCCAGATATACAAGTCGCCTTCTTTTGGCATTACTGTTATAGTCGAACGTTCCAACGCTGTATGCTCTACTGTTTTATTAATAAAGCAAATACAGCCATCTATGTTTTCTTTTTTTGTGTTTTTGTGTATCTCTCTATCGTTAAATTTAGGCACTTTAAGGTAGATTACGGCAGACAAAGTACAGCCCGGATGATAATGAACTGGATTATATTCGTTTTCATATTGAGAGTTAATCCATGCTTCTGTCATAACAGCGGTGATTTTTTCATCTGGTACCTGTTCTCCGATCTCATCCATAGATAATATTACATATTCCTTCATAATATCTGTGAACAAGCATCCGAAATGCTCGCCTTCAAGAAGCTGCGTGGGCAATGTTATTTCTTTTTCAAGTTGTCCTGCTAATCTATTGCTTTTTTTTTCTAAGCTTTTTTGACTGATAGCACTGTCAGTTAGTTTAACAAGTTTAGAAAGTTCTTCATTGTTTAATGAAAAATAACCAATTTTTGGTCCAAACTGATTCATTAATTTATATTTGTATTTTTGATTAATCACAAAAAAAGCCCTCATGGTAATATTACCATGAGGGCTTAATTTTGTTAACAATAATTATATGTAATTATTATTAGGCTTCCTTAGTCTGCCTTGGTTAACGTAAGCTTGTTGGAATCGGTCGCGTGGGTTCCAAACCCATGCACAAAAAACATATTGCCGTTGGATATAATCTCAACCCAAGCACCAGCTAAACATCCATTAACAAATGTGATTGTATCGCCATCGGCATCATTTGTCACAGTCTGCGTTGAGCCATCTGCATCAACAACATTAACTTGCCCCATGAGTTTATCCTCGGTGCCAGAAGTCTGGACGATCCCGGCTGCGCCAGTCTCCATCAAAATAACTTTTATGTGCCACCCAGCAGAGGTGTCGGCGACTGCCGGCAACGTGACCGTATTAGCAGACGACGCATCCATGAAAATAACTTTTCCCGTATCAGCCGCGGTCAGTTGCGTGCTGGTTCCGGTTGGTGCCGAGTTGGCTTTCTTATAATGTAACGTTGATCCGGACATCTGTAAGTCTCTATTTAAATTTTCCATTAGGGTTTCAACATGCCCTAATCCTGTTCTTTTGCCCATAATTTTTTCCTCCTTATTATGTTATTGCAATAACTTGATTTTAATCACGAAACATACCCAGCCACTTCGACTATGCTTCTTTAAGGGTAAGTGGCCCCAACCCCGGAGAATAATCTCAAGTTATTATAAATAGTTTCACAATAAAAGAAAACCCCCCGCTCCGAAGAGCGGGGGGCCGGAAATTAATTCCTAGTCAAACTGACTTAGCTAGTTGCACCAGCCTCACCAATCAGACCGCGTACAACAACTAGGCCGTACATATCGGGACGTACCATCTTCTTCGCGTAGCGCGTCATGACACCCTTACGGGGCACGAAGTCTTCCGGCCCAAAGATAGTAGGCGTGACCTGCAGCGGAACGTAAGGAGCGTATACATAGCCACTCTCAAGGAAGCTACTGCCCTTACGACCAACAAGAATAATATTTCTTGGGAAGTAGGGGTCAACATAGACATCCCACTTCTTCGAAATAGTACCAGTCTTCTGTCCGCCGGCGGTACCGTTTTCGTCAACAGCAATCGAAGCGCGGAAACCAGAGGTGAACTCTAGAATCGAAGCAACTTCTGGGCTGCAAACGAGGAAGTTCGCACCACCACGGATGGTCTTGCGGTGAATACGAGCCGAAACGTCATTGACGGTTTCTAGCAACGTCTCATACCACTCGCTAACCGTACCGGTGAAATCAGGCGCTGCGGACAACGCACCAACCTCTGCACCAGTCTCCTTGTTAACGAATAAACCGGGTGAGCGTGACCAGTAGAGCGTACCAGCAGTGGCACCCTTAACGAGGTCAACGAGAATCTCACGATCGATTTCCAAAGCAATCTGCTCTGAAAGAATCGAGGTCAACTCAACTTCAGCGTCGAGGTTGTGGTAGGCATTGAGATCCTGTCCCAATTCCGGAGTCCACTTAGCCTTGAGCTTCTTGGTCTGTGCCGTAACACTTACAGAATCAACCTTGATGTCGATCTCAGGGATGACACCCTGCGTATCGCCGACAGCATTGGTCGCCTCTTCCAAGCCCCAGAGGTCACTACCAGCAACACCACCGAGGGCACGGCTGCCGACATTGGCAAAGTTATCCTTAATCGGATACTCAAACCACACCTTAGTGCCCGACGCGTTCTTGTATCCTTGGTAGCACCAAGACGCTGACATCTGGGCTGCGGTTTCAGAACCAGTCGCAGCGAATACCATGAGGTATCTCTGCTCTCTTTCACCGCCGGTCGAACCAGCAAGCTGCTTGGCAGTCATGATTGGATCTGGCCGAGTAAGACGCCGAACTAATCTACCAGCAGTGTGGAAATATCCAGCGCCAGTATCACTACGCGGATCGGTATTGACCGCTGCACCGAGCGTTGCACCAGAACCTGAAACAGCTTCAATCGCCGTTAGGTTATTGGTATCAAGCTGACTGAACGCAGAACTACCTGAAACAGTGCAAACAATAGCAATTTTGCCTACCAGATCCGGATCGTATTGAACGAGTCTATCGCCCAAGTCTGAATATTCACTGGCCTTTACGGTACCAGCTTTAATTAAAGTATGCCCGTGACCGGATGCACCTTCCCATGTACCGCCAACAGTGCCTGAAGCGACAATAACCACCTCAAGGCCGTCTGTACCTTTCACACTACCAGTTGCCGATGAGTAACCCTGATTCAAGCTGTAAAAGCTTGTCTCTTGACCCCAAGAACCAGAAGCGCCCTGAGCCGCGTTCTTGAACCCGCTTAAATCAACACCGCCAGTAATCTGCTGGCCTACAACTTGACCACCATAGAGTGAATCAGCCGGTGCGCCAGTGTTATAGCCCAGTTTTTGAGTTGCAACTTGGAAATCCAAGAAGAAGATGAGGCCCGAGGGCAAGCTCATCGGTTGTACACTAACGAGTTCGTTAGCAATTAGTCCACCGAATACACGGCGAACGATCGGAAATGCGACGGCCGCAAAGCCCTCAACATCCGCATTAGCCATGGCGGAAACTTCGCGAAGAAGCTCCTTGGCTTGGTTTTCTAGCAAAACAGCCATGCTGTTTTTCTTTCTATCATTCTCAATCCCTTCCAAAAGGCCGGTCTTCTCCCACTTAGTAAGCAGAGCAGCGCCTTCCTTTGCAAGATCCCGGGAAACGATATTTTCAGTTAATCTTTCTACAATACCTGACATAATCTTTTTCCTCCTTGTTTTGTTAGATCTATTCGATTCCAGCCAAGCGTCTCATACGCACGGTGAAATCATCAGTATTATTTGTTTTCTCCTCTTTCTTACGAGAGTGGAGAATAATTGAAGACGAATTTCGCTTATTTACTGCTTCACTCAACGATTCTGGTCTACTGTTTTTAGAAGCACCCGCTGTGTTTTGAAGAGTTTCAAATACGATTTTCGCACTCTCTATAGAATCAACATCGTTAACGGACTCGACAATATGTTGTTTTTGTCGCTCATTCAAGGAGGCGTCTATCAATGCCTTGTTGATATAAAAAAGCTTTGCATTCATTAAATGCATACTTTCAAATTTTTGTTTAATTTGGTCGACCGCCTCAATTAGTTTATTTCTAATCTTGGTCGACTCTTTAAGTTTTTCTTTAAGTTGTAAATTTTCTTTTTGTAACTTGTCGTTCTTTTTATTTTGTTCCGCAGCGTACTCTTCAATTTCTGCTGCAATTTCTTTTACCATTTGAGTGTCGTGAAAAGCGTTTGTTGGTTTCATTTGACCATTACCAAAGCCGCCATCAGGCTGGGCTTTATAATCCATTGCCAACGTTTCTGCCAGTTCTCCCAAAAGATCTTCATCAAGCGAGACCTCTTCGTTCGTCGCCTCTACACACTCGCCGGTTGCAGTATCACACTGCGGCCTGTGAATGCTTTCGCAATCTAAATCATTTTTACATTTTGGTGTAGGAGGATCTTGTGTTTCAGCATCTTCGCTTATTTCTTTACCTTCTCGCATCGGAGTAATCTTGTCTTTGCCGGTACCGCGAGCAGCATCATAATCTAAATTGTCTAACTCAATCTCTAAAACAGTGTTTTCGTCAATGTCTTCAGCCAAACCCTCATAAAATGCTTCTAATGTCTGACCGGCGATACCACCAATAGATTTCGCTTGTTTAACATCGGCGTCTTGTGTAATATTCTTGGCTTGCGGGGCATCGGCTGGTGTCTCTTCTTCGCCGGGTAGGGCCATATCCATGCCCATGTCTAAATCGCCGCCCAACTCTTCTTGTTCTAAAAGTTTCTCTACTGTTTCCTTTATTTGTCCGGAATATTGTTCGACTACTGCTTGTTCCGCACTTTGGATTGCTGCTTCTCGCAAGGCTGCAGCGTCAACTATTGCCTGCTCTAACATTGATGACATAGAATACTCTCCTGATAACTATAGCTATCAATAAATAGTATTATAAAAACTAAAACGACACAGAACGCAGTGCGATATCTAGAATGTGCTAACTGCTGCCTTGATCATATAATGTGCGTCGACGCTGCTGCCATGTACAAATGCAATTCTATCAATTCCATAAATTGGAACAGTCACATGTTTTGCCCCGTCAATTGTGGCCCAAGTGGCAGCAACAAAAGATGCATCTGTTGTTGCTTGATTTTGACCCATAGGAAGATATATCGGCGCCCATGATTTAAAAACATAATTATAAGCGTACAAAGTCAAATTTTCATTTGTATCATTATTATTAATTTGTATATGAAGATGCGAAGCGTTGCCAGTGGCGTACCCATTTGCGCCGGCTTCAGGGGCATTTAAAGCATCTTCAAGATCGCCGGAAGCACATGTCGTAACGACGCATGTTTCACTAGGAATATCTTGACTACCTGATGGCACAGCCTCAGTATAATACAGTGAGAGCGGCCGACGTGTGCGAGTGTGAGACGCTTTTAATCTTTGGTCGTATAATGCTGATGGTAATGTCATAGTTGCTTTTCCTTGCTCTTATAAATAGTTAATTTATTTAGTTTGTGCTTTAGTTTGTGTTCTTCTTCTTTTTCTAAGGCGTCTTTTTTTATCAGAGGGCTTTTCATAATACATTCTCTCTCTGGCCTCTTCAATTATTCTTTCCTTCCTGACTATTTTTACAAATCTTTTTAACATTTTTTCAAATGGTTCGTTTCGCCTAGCTTCTACTTTTACATGTCCTCTTTTCATAACGTACTACTCTTTAATTAGGTGTTTCCAGACGTTTACGCCGGGAATATTTGAAATGTCAATGCCCGGGTCGTTAGGGGCCATATTAGCCAAGGGCGACTGCGGGGCAGCGCCGTCCTTAGCAGCACCGCCTCGCATTGGTTCTGTTCCCTCAAAAAGATTAACACCATTAAAAGCATCTTTTCCTATCGCATCCAATAATTTTTTTCTTGACTCGCTAGATTTTCTTTTAATTTCTTTTCTTTCTTCGGTCACTTTTTCTTTTTCTTTGTTTATTTCTGCCTCATTATGTCTAGATTCGTAAACAACGTTACTTTTTGTGCCCCTTATCACTTCAGCAATTATACCAGAAAGGATGCCTTCCTCAAAAAGTATTTCTTTAATACACTCTTCTATAATGGGTTTTATTTTATTTTTAAATTCGCTGCGCTTCATCATCAATCCTCTAAAATATCATTTAAAATACGATTAACACGGTCTGCTTTTGTAAAAATACGTTTCATAAATTCTTTACTTTCTTTCATAGTTGCAGTCGGCTTCATAAACGCACCCTTGGTTGAAGGGTCGGCAACAATATCAAAACAAATAAGCTGAAAATCATCTTGAACGTATGTATGGCCGCCTCTTTCCTCTACAGACCCCAGCCCTCTTGATGATATTCCAACTTGTACCCCGCTCTTTACCAAAGATTTCAAAATTTCACCAGATGGTGTGCTCAAGGCTTTAATTTTACCCATCATGTCGTCGCCGTTAAACCAAAGCTCAGTTACAAGATGAGAACAGTTTTGCAAATTTACAATAGAGCTTTCTGGATGATCCAACTCTCCCAAGGCTCTATTTTCCCTAATGAGTTTCATATAATTTTTTGCTTCTCGTTTTAAGATATCTAAAGAGTAAACTCTACCATTGCCATTTTTTGCATCAGCCCTTTGCATAATACCAGTCAAATAAAGGGCGGTACCATCACGCATTTCCTGCTTTTCACGCTCAGTGAGAAGATCTTGGCAAACGCCGCCTTCGCATAAAGCATAATATTCCTGTAAGAGCACTTGTTTATTCATTGTGATTTAATACCTTGTAACTTAATGGCCAGTTGAGAAATCAGGTCGTCGTCAGCCATTTTCAAAATAGCTGCTTTTATAGTCTCTGCATCAATATCTTCAACAGATTTTCTGGCAGTGGCGGAATCGATAGTAACGTTAAGATCCCCCACTGCGACCATCTCTTCTTTAATAATTTGTTTTAATTTTTTAACAGTTATCTTCATTTATTTAATTCCTGCGGGCGTTACCCGCATGATACAGCATCCGCCTTTACAAAGCCGAGGTGGTTGTAGCATCCAATGATTATCAACAAAAATATTAATTCCTTTTAACATTGATTCCCTCATCTCCAAATAACATACTTAAAGCGTATGATGTACCAGAACTTAAACTACCCAAAATAAGTGGGTTTGTCAAATTAAGCTCAAATGTAAATAGTTCTGTGTAAAAAGAAATTCCGTAAAGAAATACGCCCACCCAAAAGCCCAAACACATTGGGCAATGGAACAGTTCCCCAAAAAAACCCTTTTCTGGTCTTATTTTTTTAAAAATCGAACCATAAACTAAAATTTGTGTTAAGCCGTAGGCGGATAAAATGAACCAAAGTATATCCATAAAATCTCCTAAATCCTATAAATTATCTGATAATTCTTGTAGTTGGGGTCAATACTTCCCTTTTTGTCTTCGTGAGGTACTTCGCCAAGCTCAGTTGCGTCTTCCTCATCTGGGTCTGTATATGTATCTTCCACATTTATTTCATAATCAAGTGCAGCCATTATTTCTGGGGTTTCTTTCTTTAGAAAATCATGAATTGCCAACAAAATAACCTCAACAGTATCTACTTTATCATTAACGGGATACATCGCCTCTAGCGAACCGTATACATTTCCAGCCTGTACAGTGTCTGGCATTATTATACCCTTAAACCGCAAAAAATTAAAAAACTTATTTTGTGACGGATAGGGATTAAAATGCGCATCGTCGCGAACGAAAGTAACAATTTTATTTTTACCCGGCATGATTGCGATATCATAAAGTGGGTGATCGAAAATCATGTAATCGCCACCGAGCGTGCTGCGAATTTTAAGGTATACCTTGATTGGTTCTCTAATTTTTAATTTAATTTCAGCATCCGGATCTAATCCGACCTTCAATTTAAGCGGCGGGTCCGGTGGTGGTGGGCTGGCAACACGAACACGTATTGGCCCCCTTTCGGGTTCTAAACTACTAACGACAACTCTTATTTGCTCGTCTACAAGTTGTTTTACTTTTTGTTTATTTTTCATTTAATTTAAACTCGTTGGCTAGTTTCTGTATTTTTAGCACCCTTGCAAGAACGCTCTCCGTTATATGTTGTCCCTTAAAATTGTTTAAAAGCTTTAATACATTTTTTGTTTTCGCTAGCATTTCTGAATCTTTTTTTATTTCTTCTGTTCCAAGTGATTCTGCTATTTCTTTTTTAAGTCTAGCTATTTCTTCATTTAAAAACATTTTTAATTCTAAACCATTATCACCAACGGAAGAAACAAACTTAGATAACAATTCTTTTTGTTCGCTCAACAAATCACCATATACATCATTGAATTTTTTGGCAAAAATTTTCACAGTTGTGTTTGATACTTGTCTATTTTCCCTTTCTACCTCGTGCTTTCTTGACGACATCCTTTTTATTATTCGCCTCTCCATCAAAATTTTGCTTTTAACTGGTGTGTTTTCATTAAAAATTTGAAATATGCTCGCCAAGCTTTTATAGTTTGGTACAAAATTTGAAAAAGCATTTATTGAAATATCTTTATTAATTTTAGAAATGAGTTTGGACTGCGCAGAATAAATCCCTTCGGGATTAAGTGTGCTCTTATACATCCTCTTCACTTCAGATAATAGTTTTTCTGCGTCTCTTTCTCTAAGTGAAAAAGTCTCGTTTAGCACTTTATAAATTTCAAGTTCTTTGCCTAAAATAGAATTTTTATTAAAAAATTCTTTAAGAGTCTGTACAATAATTTGCTTTTTCTTTTTGTCACTTTGTATTGTTGCTCTCGTCAATTCCTTAACAAGCACTTCGTACAAAAACGCTGTATTTCTTCTTTTATTGTGTTTGAGTTTCATTAGCTTTCTTCTCCAGACTTTCTATTAACATTTTTACTTCTGCATTGGTTTGAAAAAGCTCTTCTTCAACTTTATCATCAATGTAATTAGACTCGTTTTCTGAAACAATACCGCGAGCTAGTCGATCAAAAACATCCACACCAATGCCGCGCCTTCCAAACTGCGCAGGGCCGGCCTGAGCCATCATATTTTTTCTTCTTGCGGCTGATCGCCTTTGATCTACGGACACCGGTTTATGCCACTTGCCTTTGGCTCTGGGTGTTGTTGTGTGCTTTTGACCCATTATATCTTTTTTAGAAACTCTAATCCATGAATCACCATCATCTCTTTTACCGGGTGGTGGCGTTGCCGCGGCAGCAGCGGGTGCTGCCATAAGTACGCCCTCCTCTTCGCCGCCGGCGGGTGGTGTAACTTCAGCCGGGGCAGCACCGGGGGTTTCACCGGGTGCTTCAGCGCCTAGGCCGGCGAGGCCAGCTTCGCCGCCTAAGTCGGCTTCTCCACCCTCAAGGCCCTCTTCGGCTTCAGCGTCATCTTTTGCAGTTATGCCAGTGGCCGCTTGGACTCCACCCATCTCAGATGCTGCACTCAGTGCCCCGGCAGAACCAGCTACAGCTTCTGCTGCTTTTTCAATCATTTGATCAACTTTTTTGTCATAGAATCGCTCTCTTTGGCAGCGTACAAACTCTTCGTCTGAAATATTTAAAATATTTTGTGCTACCCACCTTCTGCTGAAGATTTGTTCTGTGGCCGCGGCAACAACATTGAGTTTCTGTGTCCAATGTTCGATTTCTTGTAGTTCAGCAATTTTTGAAGGATTGTGTAGGTGTAGCTTAAAAGAAACTAAATCGTGTCCTTTATACCCAAGAGTATAAAGGTGAACAATCGCAATTTTTTCTAATTCAGATATTATCGAGCGTTGTAATCTTTGAATAGTTCTTGCAAAGCGTATATCTTTTTGCGCCAGCGAAGTCTTGTCTTCCTCGCCGCCCTCGCCGCGAATCAGGTAAGACATTGGAATTTTAATTGCTGCAAACAATTTGTCTCTTAAATATTTAACATCATCAATATCACCAGTTCTCTGCTGGCCGCCAAGGTTCTCTATCTTTGTTCCGCTGGTTCCGCCGCGAACTGGGATCCAAAAGTCCTCTTCTATGGAAGCAGGGTTATATCTTAAGTCTACCTTTCCGGTGCTAGCGTCGACAACATTGTGCCTTCTCATCTGTGTCATTGCTTTTTCAACAAACTGTTCAACTTCCTCGGGGGGAATTCCACCAACATCAATATAGAAGACGCGGCGGTCAGGAGCGCGAACGATTCGATAAGCCATCATCGCGTCCTCCAATAGAGTCATTTGCCTCCAAATCCTCCGCGCCGGATCAAGTACGCTGGTGCCATATGGTGCATATTTATCATTTCCAAGTACCCTAAAGTGAGCAACTTGCCAATTTTCCAACGTCATTGCAGCAGAATTCCATTGAAACTGAACATAGTTTGGATTGGTTGGGTCTTCGCCTTCCATCCTCTCTATTTCGGCAGATGGTAAGCCAATGGCGCTCTTAATGCCAATTTTATCATCAATATCTAAATAAAGAAAGAAGTCCCCATACTTACATAAAGTTCTAGCCCAACCAAAAAGATTGAATTCAATATTTAACACTTGGTAATATAAAGTTTCTAAAATATTTTTGATTTCTTCGTTGGGGCACTCGATCTTTAAAACTTTACTAAACTGAGTGTGTGTGGTAATTTCATCAGCATATATATCCATAGCAGAGGCTAGCTCCGGGGTGAACTCCATCTGATCGAAATCACCATATCGCTCAGAACGATGCTGCTGCTTCATCATCCCTGTCATAACATGGTCATATGGGTTATATGTTTTTTTCTTAAACTGTTGGCCGCTGGCACTTTTAAAGGTAGAAGCATATTTATCCAGCTTGTGCCTTCTTAGCTTTCTGGCGTGCTGTTGCCGGTAATTAATAATTGGTCCCGAAAATAACCTCGTCAACTTTTTAAACAAAGTTGAGTTTGGGTTATCAGGATTGTTTCCATGATTTCTTCTATTGTTTCTTAAATTTCTGTACGCCATTATTTTTTACCTTACAAAAAAGGGCTTTCCAATGTTCAGAACCACATTTTTTGGATCTGGCCTAACATGTTTATTTTTATTGTGTCCATTCATGCCTTCAACAGTTGTTTTAATAGATTTCTGCGTCTTGAATAAACAATTTAACATAGCCCTTTTATATGCAACCTCTTGTTTGTTAGTCGTCAACGCCGTGTCGCGGATCCAACAGGCAATTGCGCAAGCCATTACCAAATCGTCATTATAGCCGCGCATGGCCTGCGCCTTGCCGTTGTTCCAAACAAATGTCTTAAATTCATTATATAATCTATTTGACTTTATTTTTATAGCTCCATTTCTAATTAGTTCCTCAAGCTTGGCAATAACCAGTGGTCGCGTTTTAACTGTCGTAGTAAATCCCGGTGCAACTGTTTTTTGTTGTTCTGCTAAATATTGATCAACGTGCTCGTGGCTTCCCTTTCTGGAATAATAAAGGTTTGGATGGTTCATATCTATTAATTTGTCCAAAACAGACATCCCTATTGAATTATTTTCTACAACTGTCAAACAAAAGCCATATTCTTTACTAGTTTCAAAAATCAAAGGGGCGAACATGTCAATTGGTAGTTTGCCTTTATACTCTGCAACATGCTCCATTGTTTCTGTATTAAAAATATGAAAAGTTGAACTATCTTGGCCATCGCCCCGGGCAACGTCTGCTACCAAAAAATATTTCTTGGACGCGTCGAATTTTTCCCATATCCATAAATTTCGATCGAAGCCTGTTTTATACATTGGCTCAAGGAGCGCAGTATTAATTTTTTCTAAATCCTCGCCAGCTATTAGCGTTTCGCCCGACATATTAAAATTGCACTGCAGTTCTTGTGCAACTTCGCGCTTTGACATATTACGACATTCTTTCTCAAACCATTCGCGATCCCTTTCGGGATGCACATCCCATGGTAGACATATATCATTAAAGTCGTTTAACTCTTGTTCTGCCTCGCTGTACAGCTTATGAAACATGTTTCCAACACCCTTTGGCGTTGAAGCAATAATACAATCGCCGCCAGTAGACAACGTAGGTAATAGGCCGGCCCACAAAGTATCTAGCCCTTCAATAATTGCAGCTTCGTCGATAACCAATAAAGAAAGTGCCTCAGAACGACCAGCGTCACCCGAAGTTGAAATTGCCTTCACTTCACTTTCGTTATCCAACTTAAAAGAATTTCTATTATCAATAATAATCTTAGAAATCATCATCCAATCTGGTAAAGATTTCATCGCCAACTTTGTTTTTTTAACAAGATTGGCTGCAGTACTTAACTTTGTCGCCATAACAACAACATTTTTACTTCTGTGAAATAGCATAAGCCAAGTAATATAAGCAGAAATTGTTGTTGATATGCCTAACTGCCTTGCTTTGAGAATAATATTATAACGATGATCAGTAAAATCTTTTACCACTTCTTCTTGAAAAGGGTATAAACCAAAGGGAATCAGCCCCCTCATAGGGTGGGCTATCCTAACATAATTATTAATAAAATAAACTGGATCTTTACCGCACTTGATAAGCTCTTTCTTGATGTCGGATTTTGTTAATTGATATGTTTTTGCCATTCAACTTTTTATCACCCCTTATCAACTTCGCCCGGGCCGGGGCGCGGTGGATTCTTTTTAAATCTATTTTTCGGATTTTGTTTCGAAGAGAGCGATAAGAATTTTTTAATTGCATCCTCAACGCCATTAGCCTTGCGATAGTCCGAGCCTCTTTCTTCGTTATCTTCCACTTCGTTGGCCTCTAGACCATCAATTTTATATCGTTTGCTCGACTGTACCCAATTTCTAATATTTGACATACGCTGAATTAATGATTTTGCATCGCCGGCAGAGGTTAGCTTAAGCGCCTTTCCTGTGTTTTTCTTATATTCTTTTTTTATAAACTTAATAATGTCAGCGAATGTTTGTTCAATTTCATCCTCAAAATTTTTGGGCCCATTCCGATGAAGGTCTTTCATATTAACTTCACCATGATATTTAATAATTAAATGATTTCCGTGAAATTGGCACCCAAAACCGTCCATGGAGCCACCGCGAGTATCAATATTAATATTGCCGACCTTTTCTTTATTCAAGCCAATTTTAACTAAATCTCTTTCGGCGCCGTCATGATAATCCATCATGCCGTCCTCTTCATAAGCGCCATCATAATTTTTTGATAACGCTTGAGAAATTCCCTGTATTACGCTGTAAAGTTCATTTGACATTTGATTTTATCCTCTTCCATTTGTTTTCCCACACATGCTCAATTCCTTCAAAATGCTTTATATAGCATTTGTAGCAGCATTTAAACTTATTCATATAAAGTTCATCTCTGCTGCGAAAAGAATATATTCCACACAAAGGGCATTGTCTATTCGTTTCTCTATTAATTAGTTTCTTGCTGGTAAAAAAACCGCCGGTAGCAACCATCTCTTTAGATGATTCTTTGACCGACTCTTGCTCTCGCATTTCTTTAATCTGTTTTAAGTACTCTTCTTCCTTTTCCTGATCCCAATTGGAGGCGGGATTTTTAATCGCAACGTCACCATATTTTTTAGCAATTGCCTTCTCTAGGCTGGCTATATAATCCCAATCTTTTTCTTTCATTTCGCTGTCTGTACCGCCACATAAAAGATTCCTAAAGACAAAGCAACGCCGCCCACAAATCCACCAGCAAACCACCAGTGATTGTGTGAGTTGGGTTGATTAAGTGTTATCTTCTCAAGATGATTAATTTGATTATTTTTGATTTTTAAAATTGCACCGTACTTCTTTTCAGTGGCATCCAGCGATGCCTTGACGGTGGACGTTAGCATATCACATTTTGCCTTTTCCTTGGCTGCGCTGTGCTTCAGTTGAAGAGAACATTCTAGCTGGCCTTTTTCTTTGGAAGCTAACAACACTGCATTCGCTTCATAATTGTAAAGAATGCCATTGTAGGGCGCCTTCTGGCCCTGTTTAATCTCTGCCACCTTTGGATTAGAATAAGAGTTGACAGGGATAAGGACAATTAAAAATGTTAAAAATACACTAATCAGTCGTATCATCTATCGTCACCAATTCAAAACCAAACTCGCTAGCGATTTTTGCGGTTCTGCCCTCTGGATCATTATGCGTTTCTTCAACAATTTTTTTAACCTTTTTCTTTTCCCACTCTTTTAAATCTAGTTTTTGTTTTTTATACTCTTCATCAAGCTGCATTAGTGTTTTATTGTAGTCCTCAATAATTTTATCTCTCTTCACCAACTCTTCTTTATGAGCACTGTTGATTGCTTCAACTTCTTTTTGGTGAGACTCTTTTGAAGCCTTGAAAGCAGACTTGATGTTATCAACGTTTTTCTTGTCTCGCAGCAAAATAACTACGACAACCGTATAACAAGCAAGGGCGAAGTATTGCCAGTACTTGACAACCCACGCCCAAGCTTTTTTGAAAAATGCTTTAACGGCTAGCCAAGTCATTACTTGCCCTTGAAGCGAGCCACTACATCAACGAAACCTTGCGTTCCGACATAGGCTGTGGCGATAATCATCCACTGCTCTGAATCTACCTTCTCTGCCAAGAGCAATCCCGTTGTAGTTAGCCAAACGAGAAGTTTCTTTGACATAAATCTCTCTAAATTTTGATCTATAAATGCTTTTGCTGCTGCCACCATTCTACCCTCCGTAGTTATTTATCTCCGCAGCAGCAAGAGCAGCCGCAGAGTTTTTCACATTTGCAATTTTCACACCCACACATTTTTTATCCTCACTAGTATGGAAAGTTCTTTGAAACCTTAGAACCAGACTTTTTCTTTGGCTTATCTGCTGCTGGCTTTTTCTTTTCTTCAGCTTTTGGCTTCTCTTTACTTTTCTTTTTATCTCTCAAGTTTTTCATATCTTTTTTATCGATATCGCCATCTTTATCCGTATCCATCTCTTTCTTTTGTTTTGGTGAAAGCTTAACTTTGGCTGATGGGCTTTTCTTTTTAGACTTTATATATTCCTCGTGTGACGCATCGGGGTGCGCTTCCTCACACACCTTGCCGGGATGGTCTTTTGATTCGCTTAGCTTAGGCTTAAATCGTTCTTCGTATGATTCTTCTTCGCCCAACATGCTTTCAATTTCTTGTTTAATTATTTCTTCTAACGACTTTGCTTTTTCGCCTGTTATAACTTCTCTATCGTTCTTTTTTGGCTCTTCGTCGGACTCGCCATCATCAGCTTCAGGTTCATCCCCCAACTCTTCTCGGAATTCGCCGGCAAGCGCTTCGATATCTTTATAATATTCTTCCCAGCGATCCTTGTCGGAATCATATTCTTTTTCTTCCCAAGTTTTTAAAATATCTTCAAGCTTAGAAAGAATCTCTTCATGAGTTTCCATATCGCCGTATTTTTCTTCATAATCCTTGTCATGACCCGGATCTCCCGGCTCTAAGTGTTTTTCTTGGAAAAGTTCCAACTCTTCATTTATAATTGTTTTAAGACGACCAACTGTAATCTTCATTTCTATTTTCCCCTATTGATTTACATATGCAAAACTATCTTTCTTTGTAATATCAATTGTCATATCAACAGTATCTTTTAAAGATTCTATGTGAGTAATTAGTATCACAATATCAAAATAACTCTTTAGCATGTCCAAAATGCGAGTGAAGCTTTCAAGATGCTCTTCGTCCAAAGCCGAACCCGGTTCATCTAATATAATTAGGTTACACTTCGGCATATTACTAATGTTCAACAAAGCAATCCTAATGGCAATTGCCGCTAGCGTTTTTTCTGCCCCCGAGCCGTTTTCAAGTGGGCGTGGCTCATGCTTCGGATGGTGAATAAAAATGTCAAGTTTGTTGCCATCCTTCTCAAAGTAAACTTCAAAGTTTACAATGTTGGCCAGCACCTTTGAGATTTCCTCATTAAGAACTGGAAGTGCCTTATTGATGATATCAAAAGCAATGCCATTGCTATGCATACAGCGAAGAAACAAATCTGTTGCTGCAAACTCCATTTGTAGTTTGGCCAACTCTTCTTTTTCATTCTCAATATTCTCTAACTTCTGGGTGAGCGAGCCATGCTTCACTGCCAATTCATAAATTTGATTTTCGCACACGGCTAAAGCTTCTTTCAATTTTTGAGCTGTAGCCTCTTTCTTTACTTTTTGTTTTAGCAAACCATTATAATTTTCAATTGTTTCTTTATTTTTATTATAAAATTCAATCCTACTCTCAAGTTCGCCCAAGGCGGTCTTATGTTCTGAAATCTTGTTAATATTCTTTTGAAACTCCAACTCGCACGCAGCATTGTCCTTCTCGGCCGTTTCTTTTTTCTTTAGCAACTCTTCATAATTCTGAATGAGAAGGCGAGTTTTTGGAATATCAAGAGAAATTATTTGTTTATTGACTTCGTTCCTAATATCTTTTTTCTCTTTTAATTCTTTTTTTGTATCTTCAATTTTTTGTGCTTGCTCTTCAACTTCCTTTTCCGCTGCCATAGCGCTGACCATATATTTGTTTATTGGGCAATGTTCACTACATGGAACTTCGTGTAAAATGAGAGTTTGTTTGCTGTAATTCTTTAGTTCTTTTTTATACGACTGCAGTGTTTGCTGCTGCAGCGCGATGTCGCCTGTAAGCTCTTGGACTTGTTTTTGTTTTTTTACCTCTTCGTTCATACGTTCTCGCAGAGTGGCGACATCGAACTCCGTCAAGAAGTCTTTAGCTGATTTTAAGAATTTAGAGTTATCCCTAATACGAAGCTTTAAATCTTTATTGATACTCTCCAAGTCTGTTTTTGATGTGTTCAAGCCCTCTTGTTCGGCAAGCACGGCAACAATATCAATTGGTTCGGCAGGCACTGCTTCAATTTTCTTTTGTAGCCCTGTGATCTCACCCTTTGTGTTCTCAATGCTCTCTTTTATCTTTTCGCACTCACTCTTTTTCTTTAGAGTGTCTGCCTCGTTAGAAAACAAATCCTTTTTGGCAGTTGAGATTTCCTCATCATATTCTCGTCCCTCTAAGCGGCGCAAAGCACCCTTGAGGCCAGCGGACTCATCTTTTGCCAACTTGAACTTCTTTTCAAAGAATTCCAAATCCAAAAACTTAGCAAGGATCTCTTTGCGCCTTGTTGAACCTTCATTAATAAATTGCATAGAGCCAAGCTGAGAAGACATAGATGTTAATAAAAAGTCCTCTAGTGTTCCGAACATCTTTTTAATATTTTTATCTGTGCCGTGTCTTTCGGTGGAGTTAAGATTGTAGGTTCTGCTCATAACGTTATCAGTACATGCAAATTCTACATCGGTTTTTGCTTCATTCGTACTGACGCCTTTAAGTTTCTTAACGTACTTATTCGATTCCCTTGAAATCGTGTAAGTTTTATTACCCGCCTCAATCTCCACCACTGCAGATCCTTGATCTTTGTGCTCATTGACAATGTTGTAATTCTTTCGAATATTTTTAGAAGTATTATTATAAATTGCGTAGAGTAAACTATCGATGACGCTAGATTTACCACTATAGTTTTTACCAAATATTCCGACAGTTCCAGAAAGTTTAGTAAAGTCCAACTCGTTGTTTTCCCCATAGTTGAAAAGATTATTCCACTTGAAATTTTTGATTTTCCATGACACATTTCTGGTGGTTTCCTCATTGGACTCTGCCAAGGTATTATATTTTCCATTAAGAGAATATACTTCATTTAGAGTTTCTTCATTAACATTGTACTCCTTTAAGTATTCTGCTATTAACTTTTCTTGCACACTTTGGTCGCGTAAGTTTTCATGGATGACACAATCCACCTCTTTTTCAACACTTATGCGCTCGCCACCGTGGGCGCGGTTCAAGAAAGAAATAGACTCTGGTTTAAAGCGTTTCTTAGCGATATCCACGGCTTTTCTGAAGATTTCGATGCTCTGGTTGTCTGAGGAAACTAAACGCAGCCTAGCGCCTTCTGGGGGCTTTGCTGACTTAGGTATTCTCCCCTTGGGAGTTAAGTTGATCGTAACGAAAGGTTTTGGGTTCTTAAGCTCATAAAAATCACAAGTATAATTTTCCTTATCTTTAACATCCCAAAGTAAAAACCCCTTGTTTAGCGACTCTCCAAAGTTCTGCTGAATGAGAGAACCGGGGTATCTGGCCTTGCCGTGATCATCCACGATCTGATTTGTTCTGTGAATGTCGCCCAAGAAGCCGTAATCAAAGTTCTCCAAAAACTCTAGATCAATTTCGCCGTGTTCCATAACCCAACCAGTGTCCGTCTTCGAACCAGCAACTGCGCCGTGATAAAGTGCAATATTGGTCTTGTCTGGATCTGATGGGGGTGTCCACTTGTCCTGATCAAGAATAGAAAGAACATTGAGTATAATGCCTTCTCCTAAATCTACTTCTTTTGTATACTTGTGAAAGTGAATGTTGGGATCTTCCAACGCCTCAGTAATCGGAGTAATCGCATCAAGGCGGCTGGAGTTCTTAACATTGCAATCATGGTTGCCCAAAATCATATGCAGTGGGGCAATCTTCGCTAGGCTGGTGAACAGCCACGAAGTCAAGTTAAAATACTCTGGACTCAGATTACACTTGGTGTGTGCTGTGTCTCCCGTATTGACAATAATGTCTGGTTTAATCTCTTCCAACTTGTCAAATAGTTGTTGAAAGACTTTTCTATATTCATAGTGATACTTGTAGTTTCGCACATGAATATCGCTAATGTGCGCTATCTTCATATAATAACCTCAAAAATTAATATTGTTTAAAAGCAACGACAAAGTGTCGCCCACCTCTGTGGCATCTTCCTTTCTCGTTTTAAATTCTTCCTTTGTCATTTCACCGACATCTTTAAATCCGCTTATATCTATTGTATACACTTTTATCCCATAACGCAAGAGTTTTTCTATAATCGCATTTGTTTTGCGTGTTGCGTCTGGATCTAGTGCCATATAGACAGTCGAGTTGTTTTTTATAATCTTCTGAAACAACCTAGTACTTTCTTTTAGTGTCGAGCCTAAAATTGGAATAGAATTTTCACCAACAACAACTGCGTCGAAAACACCCTCAACCAAAATTATCGGCTTTTTGAAATCAACATATAGCTCATTAAAAATAATTTCGTTCTTGGAAACTTCTGGATTTAGATATTTTTTCCAGTTGCCGTTATATGCTCTCGCAATAAAATAATTGACATTTCCTCGCAAATCAAAAGAAGGGATAATCAACCGCTCTCCATATTGGCCTTTGGGGCAATACCCAATCTTCCAATAAAGAATGTCTGATTTGGATATTCTTCTTTTAGTCAAGTATGATTTGGCGCCTTTTTGAGCTAATGAAAAATCCTTGTTTGCTAACGAAATAAATTCTTTTGGCAAATTTAATTTCGGAAGCGGTTTACTTTCCGGCTTATCAAAAAGATGTTCTAACTTGTCATTAATCTCAGAAAAATCTGTGATATTGTTAAGCTTTTTCCACTGTGTCAGTTGTTGCACGTTCCCATATCTCTTAAAAAGATATAGAAGCGAGTTGCCAGATGTGTCACACACCCAACATTTAAATTTATTCTTTTTTAGATTTATTGATAACTTCTTTTTGTAGTGTTTGCAAAATGGACAAGCAAAAAGATGTTCTTCTCCAGAACGATATCCACTACCCAGCAAATCTTGTAAGAGTTTTGTTTTAGACACGTATATATTTTACTAGAAAAAAATAACTGTGTCAAGCCCGGGCTGCACTGACGATTTCGCCTATATCTATTGAACAAATATAATCAGCAGCTTGTTCAATTAATCCCGAAAGCATCTTAGTTTCGACCAAGTATCTTGCTAACATATTACGCACAACCCTTCGCAAACTTCTGCCAAGGAGGTCATCTATTTTATCTGGTCTGATGCCGAGCGACTTAGTTAGTGCTCTGGTTAGGCGAGAAGAAAGCCTTCTTATTAACCTATCTAATATTTCCTCTGTTAGCGCCTCCTCTATAACCGTCACAACTTTATTGCAATCGCCGTCCATAACAGCTTCCCAGTCGTCCATTGTCATATTTGCGATTGCCTTTGTTAAAACGCCAGCTAGCCAGCCTCGTGGATTTAGGCCCAAGGCGCCTATAAGATATTCAAGGATGGCCTCGATTACAGACTCTTTGGCGGCGCCTGCGAGCCCGCCTTTGGTGCCCCACATCTTCTTAAGCCAATTTAATGCATCGTCAACGCCAAATTCTTTAATAAGAATTATATTAGTCTGCTCTCTCGTTAAGCCCTGCTCTTTTAATTCTTTAAATCTTTCTTCAACTAAAAAAAGCCCCACTTCTCGTTGTGTTTCTTCTTTTATAATATTTTTTAACAAATCAGAATTTTCATGCATAGGTGTATTTTCCTTTTCCCTAATTAGTTTTGTAAAACAGAAAGAGCTAATATTATACTGTCTGCCCTATCATATGTTCCGGGCCTAGGGTTGCCAGCCTTCGTCTCTTCATATCGAAAGCCGGGGACTGTCTTTTTAACATGTTCTAAAACAATCTCTTTGGCTTTTTGTCCTCGTTTGACACTTATACCAGCATTTTTTCTTGCTGTTGTCGCAGAAACATATTCTGGTTCTAGTCCAAAGGTATTGTAACACAACCAACTAACCACTCCATTAAATTTTGAAAGAAGCGTAAGCGTCTTGGCTGATGAAAAGCCGGCACGAAACATTTGAAGGGACTGCTCAATTACTACGTGAGTAATGGGAAACTCTACGCGTATATCCATCAGACGGCTTCTTATAACAGAAGCTTTATCAAAAAAATTTTTAAACTTGCGAGTGTCCCACGCCTCGCACATCAAAACATTACCTTTCTTATCTATTACTGTCGCACCGGTAATGCTGGTGGACACATCTAATCCTAATATCATAAGTCTAATTTTAACTTAAAAGTGTAATCTTGTTCACTAGTTTTTCGTGTCGGATTCGCCATTTTTACTACAGCAATAAGTTTTTTCTCTTCATTGTATACACCAATCTTAGAAATAAAGGTTTGAGGCTTAAACTTCGAAGCAGAATGAAAGTGGTGTGAGCTTGATACTGTATTTTTAATTTCTATTTCTTCGCTCTCTTTATACCCATACGCCCCCGTATGCTTAACCACTGTTTTAGTCCAACTATCATCTACTCTATTGCTGCTGCTTATATAAGTCGGATTATTGCTCCAATTTAATTCATTTTTTGGAGCATGCGCCAACATAGTAAGATTTGGCACATGTGTCGTACCCCTAAAAGACATCTCGTATGAAGAGCTACAGGGGCCGTAACTTGAAGATAGGTGATGTGAGTTTGAAGCCGTTACGTAAGATTTATATGCGCCAAAGTGGGCCCACGAAGAAGCCGTTATATAGCTTGCGCTAACTGCGTGGCCATAGCCGCCTCCGGGTGCGCCGTCGTCATCGCCCCTTGAGCCAGTAGGACACAGATAACCATCAACTTGACTGGTCCCCCGGAAAGGTACGCTAGATGTAAGAATTATGATTCCCTCGCTATACATGACTGTGCCTACAACACTTCCAGTATCTCGATTTGGATTTGCTGCATAAGTCTCTATTAATACTCCATTTTCTTGTTCGTCTTGTGCTCTGGCGGCAAGTGTCCCAGTAAAATAAAATTTTAAATCAACGGAACCTTTCTTAATACCATCGCCGTATAATAATTTCGGTATAGCTATTACATTTGTATATTTGTTCCTCGGGATTGATGATGTAAAATTTGGTTTAGTTGCATCGTAGTCATCGTCCAAGCTATAGCCGGGTGGGTCATATATAAGTTCAAGCTTTGGCTCGCCTTGTTGGTTTTTATAGCCACGCACAGGGGGCATACCACCAGAGACGAGTATATATTTATCAAAATCAAAATAAGGGCTTAAAATCCTATATTGATTATAAGAACTGCGCAGCGCTATTAAATTTTTAACATAACTGGCGGTTGCAAAAAAACATTCCGCGGGGTCAATTGTACTGCCTGCCGGCCGCCTGTGGCCCTCAAAACCATCAAATGGAAAGTTGATGCCACCCTTGCCATCGCCGCCGGTTGTTGTGCGATGAGCATTGCTGCCCGAACTTCCAATCAACAAAAATCTATCAATTGAGGCAGTGCGCGGATATTTAAGTAAAATGGAATCACCAGCACTATATTCATTGTATTCCTTTACTGTTTTAACAACATCTTTAAAAACAACTGGTAAATAATTCTCACCTTTTATAATCGAAGCTGAAATTGAAGACTTGAAGAGGCCAGCGGCGCGGTCGCTGGCACTAGAGCCAGTACCACGATCAACGTTCATTTCGTACAACGAAACGGTACCAGATAAAACTTGTAAGCCTTGTTCAATTTTTCGATTTATGTATATTTGATTAAGATACATCGAAACTGTATATTTCGGATGTGCCTTAACAACATTACGAAAAATGTCATTTTCGCCAAATTTAAATTGTGGCATGCCACCTTCCTCTAGTAGTCTAGCCGTACTCTAATTGTAAAATCAATAGAAGGATCTTTTCTCAGCGGCTCAGACAGCTTACTAACGGCCATTAACTCACCGTCGTTGGAATATAAACCAACTGTAGTGGGAAACGTAACGGGCGGATTCTTAGCTTTGCCATCTTTCACCCTAATTTCACTAGCGGAAAGGTAAGTTGTATTGCTACTATAGTTAAATTCGTTGTGGCCGGCGCGACAGAAATATATTGTCGAATTTAACTCTGTCGTATTTTGAAATTCAATATTTCTAATTCTGTGTCTTATTCCATTACAAGCCTGATCAATCGTAGCAGAAACCATCGTTTGTTCCCAATCCCAGTAGCCGCTAGAATTTCCTATACCACTAGAGCTAACGCCAGAAATTGAAGCTGTTAAAAACCCTGTAAAAACGGGAGCGCCGGCGCCGTTGATCTCAGATACAACGGCCGTTGTGGGATTCAAGCGACCTTGCCACAGAGGAATGCTTGCTGTTGCCATAGAAGAAGAGCCTTCCAAAACAACGACGCCGGCCTGATAGTAAATCAAGCCAACTCTATTGTGCTGAATCGCATCATCAGCATTCACGGCTGTATTAGAAGAATCAGATCTATAAAGAATGCCATATTCGCCCGCTGGTGAATTGGTTTTAAAATTAGTTGCTGCACCATAATCGGAAATATAAATTAGCGCGTCGTCAGCGGTGCCCCATGGGCCCTTTGCAGGAGTAAAATATGATGAAGTTCCCACCACCATTGTAAAGCTTCCCTTCTTAATCTCATCTTTTGTCAAAAGTCGTGAAAAGTTTAAGAAAACAGCGGAATGAATCTTCTCACCCTGCGAGCTTGTAATGGCACCAGAATGATCAAATGGTTTAATATTGCCAGTATGATCGTGACCCACTAAAAGCTGAGCCATTTGTGAATAAATATTGTGCTTATCTTCTGCGCCCGTCAATGGTTGCATTTTACCAATAACATAGCCGCCGCTACTACCTGTTGCAAAATCGCCGCCAGACCAAAGCCCAATTGTCATATCAAAAAGATGATTTGCCGAAGAACTCAGGTGTGGATAATCATAAACCGATTGAAACATTCCGTGCCCGTAGGTCTTAATGTTATATTCGCTGCCGAGCGCTAGCGCACTAGACAAGCCGCCCTTATTATACGTACCAGAAACAATACTTCCGGTTAAAGGAATCATCTCGTGTAAAAGAGTTTTTGTTGCTGTAATATCTTCTTTTGTTAAAACTTTAAATGTTGTAGCCATTATTTATCTCCGCTTAATCATCTTCTCTAATAAATCTAACTGGAACGTCTAAAGCAATCCCAGTCTTGTTGCCCATAACACGAATAGTGGAATCTAAGTACTTGGCAGCAGTACTTCCCTGTATGGTTGTAGTTGTTGCGCCAGTATCTGACCAGAAACCAGCAATAGTCCCACCAAACTTAGTAAATAACGTATTCTTATTTCTTAATAAAGCAGAGCATCGGCAGCCAAATGAAAACCTTGTGCCTCTGGGGCCTGCAATAACAGAGGCATTTTCATCTAAGCTTGGATACCCCTTTTGATAATAAGATGGATCTACCGCGTAATAAGTAGCAATATTATCCTCGTCAATAAAACTATACGCGGCGTCGTTTCCACCAGCGCCACCGGCGCCGGGAGTTAAAATCCTCGCGAACCTCTCATCTGCTTGAATGATAAACTGATTTTCATTTAAATCATCCTCTACTCTAGTTTCCCAAGAGCCCTGATCAATTGTGGCACTATCGATGCCCTGATCAAGCGTAATCAATTGCGTAGCTGCCGACGCCTTGCTTGCATCGCGGCCGTCAATAAATCCGTCTGGTAAAGTAGTATACGCATCATATGCATTTTTTGTGCACAAAACCACGTACATGTCTGTGTTGGGCGTCGACGCTAGCGGCTTGCCAGCATCGCCGGCGCCTTTGCTTGAAGCATTTGTATTGATTCTTAGAGTTGGCAAATATAAAATGTCTTGTCTGGGAATAGTTAATAGCTTATGCTTTAAAGACGCACCAGTGTTTGAAAACGCTTCCATTACTGGAGTTTTTAAAATATTTAAATCATAATACGCACTTCCTTGAGAATGATCAGAATTATATAATGTGTAGTTAATCTCGTCATCCCCTAATGCAAACGCCGAAATATTAAAAGTGCCGTCGCCTGCAGCTAGTCTTTTTCGGCCAGCGACTGTTAGCACTGCGTCAATAGTAACACTTCCTTCATTGTCTAAAAATGCCATCTTTTTTCTCCCAAGCTATTATAAATAGTATTTTAACAGAAAATCCCTTTTTTATAAGTATTATTATAAACCGTCATCATCCCAAGAAATTATTTTTTCCCATAGGCCGGTCAACAATTGTCCTTGTAATTTTTTTCTGCGCTCCTCTTTCATTTCTTCTGTCGGCTTTTTTGATGTAAATTTACTTGAGCCATCTTTATTTTTTACATATTTAAAATCATACGCCTCGCTTACAGATTTAAATTCAACCATCTTTCTCATAAAAATATTAATATCAACTTTTTTCTGTGAACTGTTAGAAATTATCCTAAATTTAAATTTGGGATATCTTTCACTTCTTGGATCATCTTTATTGATAAATGTACTCTTGTCTTCATATCCCAAGTCACCGGGCATAGAAGCAACAGGTTGACCTCCCGCATATTTCTGTATGGTCTTCTGCGGGTTTGGCGCCGCTTGCAAAAATGCCGGCTTTACTTTTAATCTTTTATTAAAAATAATGGATTTTTTATGTTCTCGCCCTTTGCTGAAATCTAATATCTCTATCGACGGAAATATTACGCCGCCCTCATCAATCAGTTCAACTGAATAAACTAAATCTGGATAAGACTTTTGTTCTTTTCCAACACTTATTGCCCTGAAAATGTAAAAATATTTTTTATTCGGCTGAATTTCATCAATATAAGCGCCGTCGTCGCGGTCGACAGTATCATATTGTGCGCCAAAGTCAAAAAACGACAAGGGTCTTTGACCAGAAGTTTTATAAATTACATATTCTTTAACGGGACACCTATCGGCACTAAGGCCAGATATCGTAGTACATCCAAAATACAATTCGTCTTTTTGTAGTGTCTCAGCAGCCGTCGTCGAATGTTGTGCCTCAAACGACGCCTTGTACTCTTCTTTAAATTCTTTAGCTATTTTAATTTTTTGTAAACCCTCTTTCTTTTGAAATAAAAATAATATTTTATTATTTACGTAAGCATAGGGAATAACTTCAACAAGCGGCGACAAGGGCGGACCTTCGATGCTAATAGCCGTGAGGCCGCCGCCGTAGCCGTAGCCATCTGTACCCGGATAACAAGCACCACACTCTTTGTACTTCGTTGTCATTTCTTAAAAGGTCTCCTTAATAGTGGCACTTCATATATAGCCAAATGAGGTCTAGATTGCACATAAGATGATATTGCATAATTATGCACATACTCAAACTTATGAGCCACACCTTGTGCAGTTGGGCCCGAATTCCAGTCTTTGACTTGACCCTCCTTTATTCTTTGTTGCAATTTTACATCATTTTTGTTTTTAGTTGTTACGACAGCGCCGGTTGCGCCGGCACCGAGCAGTACCTGTTGTTTGCTGTAAATTGGATGTATCTCACTTGGTGTTTTATTTATATCGTTAACATACGCTTGCCAATTATCTTTTAAATCGACATTGAATTCTTCACCATTAACTTCGTGAGTCTTATATTCCCTGCCCAATTGGGGATTTACATATTTATATTTGGTGCCGTATACCAACATTACAGCATACAAGTCGTACTCATACATTTTGCCCAACTTTACCTGTGTATCAATATAATTTATAATTCTCTTCTTTTCATCTTTTTCAAAGCTGGGGTAAATATAAATTGGATCGCCGGTTTGTTCATACGCGCCGAAGGTGCCCTGACTGACTTTTGATTTTGTTTTTGTGCCTGATTTAACAAGCTTATAAGCCACTACTTCATAATTCGCCAATTTGCCGGCGGAAAGTTCCCCATAATCACGGAACCATTCTTTTTTAAGTTTTATATTATTTAATTCCCAACCGTCTTTTGTTTCTTTAATTGAGTCGTCTAAAAGTGTTGCAGCGGAAATTTTTGTAGGCGATTGCCATGCAGAAATTAGATCTTCTTCTACTATACCCTTATTAACATTGGTGTTCGTTATCTTTTCGGTTGAATAATTTCTGGAAAGATAGAAATATGGTCTATTGCCGTAATTCAAGCTTCCTTTGTGCTCTGAAATAAGAGAGGTCTTGGTGGCAACCTCTTCTTCCGAATGATCTGCGGAGGCGACGTGATAAAATATAGCCTTCCTCTCAGCTTCGCTTAAGTTGGAAAACAAAAATGAACGCACAGGCGTATCATATTTATCATTTTTCATATCAAATGTAACTTCATTATATAAAGTTGCATTTTTATTAAAATCAACCGTTTTATTAATTTTATCTATAATATTATTTGAAACACTAATCACGGATGTGTCATGTTTAACTGGTTTACAATCACTAATATTCCCCATATCACTGGGGTTTCCTTTATATTTTTCATTTTCATAAGCATATGGCAATAAATGTTCCGAAGCCTCTGATATTTTAAGAATATTTTCTTGGCATTTATCTACTGCAATGAGATGTGGCTCAACATCCATTTCTTGCAAATATGAGTTAATTGGCTTTCTATTTCTATCCCACGGTTTATATGTGAAATTCATGTCATAATGCCAATTGTCATTATTTTCCATAGAATCAACAATTTCAATAAGCGTGCTAATGATGGGGGGCTCTGAGAGCCTAAATGTTGGGCGTGCTGGAAAACCAATTGACTTGGGATTTGGATTGCTCCATTTAATATTTTTCTTAAGCATTGGGTAGCGAGCTTCTTTTGTGTTCTTTATTAAATAATCTATCCCCTCTTCGTTGTATATATCGACACTCCCTTTGATAAACGGTAACGTTGCTTCGACTACTTCGACAGACGGTTTCCAATTTTGATATTCATTGCTTTGTCCCCAGATTACTCTGTCAATCTCATCACCAACTTTTAAATTCAATTTACCGGGCCCGGGCAAGATCTCCCTTGTAATCCACGTTTCTTTTTCATTGCTCGTAAGGCCGGTTGCCCCTTTATAATCGTATGTTCTATATCCGGGCAAATCAATTTTATAATCATCAAAATCATATCCGGGCTGTATACCAGATATTTGTACCATGTAGTCGGAAGATTTAATAATTTTTGCTATATTAGAGTCCTGCTGCCAGATGCACCCCGAAGACTGACATTTATACCCGGGCGGGCAGCCAGTCTTTTTGCACTTAGTTTTTTGCCCTTGTGTCAACTGCTGTTTTATTGCGGGTGTCACAACTCCATATGATCTACACTTTTTCCTTGGAGAATATTTTCCAGTATTGTATGGGTGCTGGCAATATAGATTCTCATCAGTGTCCGAAGATTTATAATCCGAGCCGTGTGGAAATGTTTTTCTCGTTATAGCTTCAACCTTCAATATATCTTCTATTTCGAAATCAGAAGCTGGCTCGACATATCCGGGTTGTGATTTCTTTACACCGGTATCAGTTAAATGTGGATATCTTTTGCTTTTGAATGTTTTCCCAGCCAGCCATGGCACTTCATCTTTTGAAAAAGTTTTGTCATCCGTTACTGTTTTTATCCAATCTTTTAAAATTTTTCTTGTTTTCGCTGTATTGCGATTATTGATTTTGTTGTATACCTCTTCCGCGTTTGTACCTTCGGGTACAATGCCTTTTCTAATTTGATAATCAACATCAAAGGCCATGCGTGGTGTGGCGCCGGGTTGTATTTTTGCAACCTGCCATATAGAATTTGTATATTTTCTAAACTTATCACTCATGGTCTCCATTGTAAGGGCATCAATGCTCCCCATCATAAAGCCATCCTCTGTTGGGCCACAATAGTGATCTGTCATAAAATATGTTTCACCATATGGGGGCCAATCTTGTTTATCTATATTGATAAGGTGCCACACAGGCACAAAAAGATCTGTTGTATTGAATATGTCTTTTTCATCAATATCCTTATCTACTTGTAATTCTTCTTCGCCAATCTTGCTATTCGGTTCTGGAGGCTTTATTGGCGGTGGTGGCTTTTTCTTTATGTGAAAGAAAATTCTTTCATTTTCAGAAAATATATCGCCCGGGTGATTAACTTTTTCATCTTCATCTTTAGCGTTTTGCCACTCAACAAACTGTTTTGTTGGAACTTCGTAATTAAATTTTTTAAGGCTTGGATTACTAAATTTATATTTTTTATTCCCTTTTGGCCAAAACATATCCATTGCAAAAGAAAAAAGCGGCGGTATTTTTTCATCATCATTTTTTGTTTGATAATCTTTAAGTTTTTCTAGCGTCGGAGTTCTAAAATAAAAACCAGCAAAGGCCATGGAGGTTTTAATTTTAGCGCCGGTTATATCAACCGCATTAATATCTTTCTCCACCCACCTGAATGTGCCATTTTTGCTGAGCTTATTTTCTTTTTTGCAATGGAGTTTTGGTATGTCAAATCGAATTTCTTGTTTAATGGCCGGCGCTGAATCCGCGGCTCGGCCATAAGTAAGTTGCGCGGGATTTTCTAAACATTCCTGCTTACACTTCATAACGGCCTTCTTGTCTGCGGCATTGAAATTTCCCATGCCGCCTTTGTCGGCTGCTTTTGCCCAATAGCACTTTTGATGACATTCCGAATTACAATCATTGTGATCAAAACAAGTTGCATAAGTTGGATAATTCTTGAAGTTATAGGTGTACTCGTCTCCGTCGTCTGGGTCAATATAATTGGGCACAGAGTCTCCCGAACATTTTGAATGTGATTTCCCGGGCACGGGGGCGCACTTATTATTAAGCTTTGGCGGCGGTGGTGCACTTGTATCCAAACAATGTCCCAAAGTTGCATACGGGGCATTTAAAACCTTAGAATAAAACATACCTTCTGGGTAATTTTTTCCAAGAACCAAAGGGGCGCCCCAACCGGGATGAGTACAGGGATCGTGCAAAGAAGGGGCCCACAGCGGTTTTGACGAGCCGGCCTTTAAAAGCTTCTCATAGTGTATCCATATTTGCCGCACCACAGTCGCAAGACCAGCTTCAGAAAAAACAGCTTTTAAATCACTCATCTTGTTTATGGGCTTATCGGCGGGACATTTACTATAATCAACCAAACCCTGTTGAAGGGCGGAACGGGCATCCCACAATCCATTTTCTTGCGTATAAGTATCATTTTGCTCCAAAAATGTTAACATAAATTTCAAAATGTAGTTACATTGATTTAAACTAGAGGCCAGCGTGACTAGTTGTTTCCTCGGCATATTTGGGTTGCGACAAATAGTCGAAATTTGTTTTAAAGCATCGCCAGTTGGGGTGCTGATGCCGGTACCGCCAACGTCTTTTCCTGCATATGAATTTATATCTATTGCACCAAAAGAGTCTGGGGTGTACGGCACGAGAGTCTTTTGACCGAGTTTGTGAAAGTTTGTTGCTCCCTCTTCAGTGCACACAGACGCAACGCGCTTCTTTTCGTCTTTGATCACATTCCGGCATGCTATTTTTTTCGCGAAGTTCACAAAAGGAACAAAATCATCACCATTTTTCCAACCGAGTATATCACCAGTTGGTGGGCCGCCGGCCAAGTGTACATCATCCGTCGAAATATTTGGGCCCAGCGCCACATGATCATCGCTTGTGCTATCCTGTTTCCAAACTTTAGTACCCTGATTCCTAAGTCTCATAACCATGTAGTAAGTTTTGTCTGCTTCAAGCACTGGTCCGGATAAGCCTAAGTCTTTTAATTTTTTTGGAGTATTATATTTATACGGTTCGGCACCCTTGTTTTGACTAGGGAACACCGGCGCGGTGCCGACAGTCTCTAATGTGTCTTCGGCAACAGGATATATTACATAATTAAAATCATAAAAAGGCTTTCGGAGCTTATCTTCTTTAAGCGCCTCTCTTTTAAACCAAAGACTCCATTCTCTTGGAAATGCCATTTGTTATACCGCCCTTACAAAAAAGTATTTATTGTTTATATTCTCTTGACTCTCGACTTTAACCAGCAAGTTTCCTAAAAATTTCAACTGTAACGCTTCCTGAGCACCATTAATTTCGACCCAATCTTCACAATGAATACTTAAACTGCCATCAATATCACTACTTAAATAACTAGCTAAATATTTCAATTTATATACTGTGGACTCGTATGGTTTTTCTATAACATATTGAGAACTCTCTTTTTTGTCCCACAGTTGTTCCATTGATGAACCAACGTAAAAACTGCCAGTTTTATAATCAGCATATTCATTTCTGCTCTCGGTGAAAGTTTTAATACCAGAAACTGGGGGTGACATATTAATGCTAGAGGTTATCACATTTTCCTCCACAATTGAAACATATTGTGCTAATTGTTCAAAACTAAGAGAATTAAGCGTATTCGGCGTAAATTGATCAAACATTATGTTAAGCTCTTTTGAGTCGTGAAGGCCGATGTTTAGATATGTCTTGTATAACGTTGTCGCTCTGCGGGCTCGCTCAACAGAGTTTAAACTAAGCTTAGGTTCAACAACAGTTTCGCCACCGCCGGTTTTATAATTAAGATCAGAAGAGCCCTTAATACTTCGCAATCTAAATTGAATATTGTCGATTATTTCATTTATAGTTGCAACCACCCTCATTGTAATTTCTTTAGATAAAACCGATGCACTATCTATCCTTTCCTTTAAAAAAAGAAATCGTTGAGGATAAAGAAATATTATTTTTCCCAAAGTTAAATCTGCGGCGTCTGTTAAATCCTCATAATGCAAAAGTTCATACCGATATTTTTTTAATAATCTAACTCTTTCTTCTGCCTCATCTATTGTGGGATCCATTATAATCAAGTTTACGTGATAACTATAATTCCCTCTTTCAGCGCTATCATCTACTCCACTAAACAAAATCACATCATCCAAAAGATCAATATCTTCAACAACTTGAAGATTTAATGTTTTTGGAAATTTAGAATCGAACACAGAAAAGCTTTTGTCATCACCTATCCAATACCTTAAACATTTATAATCAACTAGTGCATCCATGTCATCTATAAAAGAAATTAATTCTGGGAATGCCACGTTATTCTCTAAGTATCTTTTTATATCAAAACCAAACACAAACCTAATATTTCCTAGGCTATCTGGCGTATAATGAATCTTAGAAAACAAAACTTTATCTTGCTTATCTTGCAAAAATTTCATATTAGAAACAGAAGGTTGAAAAAGAAATTCCTCTCTTCGTTTTTTAAAATATGTTTTATCAACAACCCAAGCTGGCTTTAATATTTCGCCGCCAATGATTATATCTTGTCTGTAAATTTGATATCGCCCTTCATTATAAAAAATAAAAAATAAACTAAGATCTTCGTTTGCTACAAAATTATCAAATTTAATTTTTGTGTGGCCGCTGGCAACAATTAGGTCAGTAGAGCGAACAACCTCCGGAAACTCCCTGTAATTAAAATTGTAGCCCCTTCTAGCTAGCGGAAAAAATACCGCTTGCTGTGACTCATCTAATTCTTCATAGTTTAAGTCGTGGAAAATAAGTGAATTAACAGCAACAACCCTAAGAGATGTGTTTTTTTCATCCTCCATATAAAGTGAAATCGTTATGGCATCATCATTGATTTCAACTTTTTCAAGAGCAGCAATTCTAGAAGGTTCGTGAAGCTGTGATGAATACATCAAAGAGTCTGACGTGGCAACATTTCTTAAAATAGGATTAAATGTCTCTGGAAACAGAGTTCTCCTGCTTGGCCGCGGACGTTCGTTAATATTTATGCCTATATTTTTTGTCATCTTTATTGCTGTTCCTCAATCTCAAGTCTTCTTACACTGGCATGTTCCTTTCTGATCATTTGAACTCTTCTTTCGACACTCGATGCCTAGGCCGATACATTTACTTTTGTCACAATCTTCATCATAAATACACTCATTTGCGCCCATGGGGAAAGGACTAATCCCAACGTCACCCTTCTTCGCGCCCGGGCCTTGTTTCGGGCCGGCGGCGCCTGCTTCTTGGGCGCGGCAAGTTTTGCCTCTGCACTTACCTGATTTGCAGTCTTGATCAAAAATGCACGGAGTGCCATGGTTTTGATCACCCTTTTTCGCGCCCGGGCCGCCGGTTGCTTGTACAACGTCGTCGGGCATATTTGGCACACAATATCCATCTTGACACTTTCCACTTTCACACTGATCGCTGGTAGTGCAACCATCGCCCAATTGGCTTTTTCCAGTACTGGGAGGAAAAAAGCCAGTGGGTTGCGCTGCGGGTGCATCGGCGCCGGCGGCAGAGCCCGCAGTAACAGTCTTTGGAATATTAAATTTCGACGAGGCTGGTGGACAGGGGAGTGGCTCCTCTTCTAGTTCCAAAGATTCCTGAACATATTTAATATTTAAATCAATTTCTGTTTCTTTATCTGTTGTTAAATCGAAATAATACTCAACAAAATCTGGACCATGTTCTTCATCTGAAAAGTTTAATTGTTTTAGTTCTCTTACGTTATTTAGACCGTCATAAACATATTCATAAACTTCCAATGTAAAATCAGTATCTTCTACATTATGTTCAGTAAAATCTAAAAGAATATCTTCTGTTGATTTCCTCAACAATAGGGAAACTTCTCCACCATATTTTTGTCTCATGTCTTGTACATATTGAATGTATTCATGGCCAGCAACGGCGTCACTCTGTTTCTGCCACTTTTCGTATAAGCTTAATAATTTTGTTCTTTCTTCGCCGGTGGCCAACCAATCAATAGTGTCAATAATTCTAACATCATAGTCACAAAAGACATTCAATTGTGGAATTTTTTCTTTGTTATATTTCCTTATTGCCTCTTTATTCGTTAACGTTATATCTGTATATGGAGACTTGCTCGTACCCTTGCAGCAACTGCCGGCGCACTGTTTGCATTTGCCGCTGCCACTAAGTTCCAATGGAATATATTCCACCGAGCCTGAAATATAGCCGCGGCGATCGACAACGTTAATTTCCCAAGCAGGAGCATTTTCGTCTATTGGTGATGATCTTCCCAATGTTTTAAAAAATGGTTCTTCAATTCTTTCCTTTATACTAGTCCTTTTTGCTTCAGCCCAGCCGGTCTGATTTTTTAAAGTTATGCTGTCTCGTGCTCGGCGGCCAATATTATTTTGAGGCTCTTGTTGTTCGCCAGCATTGCTCGCACCAGAAACATACTGTATGTCATATATTATTTCGTCGTCATAAAAAGCATAATAAGTCGGATTAAACGTACCAGAGGCGTAATGCTCTCGACCTTCGCGAGTCAAGACAATATCCATAACGTCTTCTTTTTTATTAAAAAATTCCATTAATAGCTACCTGTAAATCCATTTTGAAATTGTGAAGATGTTTGAACTTGTTTTTCAAACCCAAACTCAACATCCATTTTGCCCAAATTAACAAACGTCATAAAATCATATGGCCAATTGGCGGAAAAATCATAATGATGTTCATGCCCGGTGTGTGAGCTTCCAGAAATATAAGTTTTCATAGACTCGTAATAATTATTGTTTGCCCTTTGTTTAATCTTAAATAATTTCCACCTCATATCTGAGGGGATTCTTTCAAGATCATTATATCCCAGTATTGCCTTGCTGAAGAATTCGCCTTCCGTCGTTGGGTGTTTAAGCAAAACGTCCTCTTTTTTGACATCTAACCCGCTTTTTGGCATTACATTCTGCCAAATATCTGCCAAGTCCTGTTTGTTAAATTTTTGAGAAAATTCAAACACATACATGGTAAATGGAGCCATGGCCGGCGAAAAATCGACTGGTTTGGTAAGGGGAGCATTCTTTTTTGCCCTTATTCTTACAAAGTCATATTTAGGAGGAAATACGTATTTGTTCTGGTATTGTTTATAAACCATGTCATCGATCGATGTATTGCTTGAACCGGAAACAACTCTTTTATAACTATCTTCAAACATCGCAACTGGTATTTTAAAGAATTTCTCCTCCTTGGTTTTATCATCAGTATAAAATGGAATGGCAACGACTGCTTCGTTTATGACTTTCTCATTGGCAACTCTCCCTATCCTTTTCTCTCCCGTAGTGAAGCCACAAGCTTCAGCCAAGGAGCCCGATGCATCAACATCTAGCTTGGTTGGAGCATCTTGGACTGATAAGAATAAGCCTTCACTTCCTGTCACAAGAGGGGCGTACTGATGCCAAATGCCCTTGTACACGCCGCCTTCCGCGAGCGAGCCGAGAGCATTACTACCTGTTGAAACATTAAAGAAATTAAAAATCGGCGTTTCAAATTTTGTGTTAATCACCCACGCGCCGTCGCCAGTCTGATTAAAAATATCAATGCTGGCAGTCATATGCATGCCCGGAGTTATCATGTCGCCGGATGCGGCTGCTTGAGACCAAGCAAGATTATTAAATTCGGTGGTGCTATGAGCTATAATGTCCGATAAACTAAATTTGCCACTATTAAATTTAACAGGATCTTCGTTCGCTATCTTTGTTGGATCAAATTTAATCCTCACAAAAGCTTCATTGTATCGATGCGCATAAGTGCCGGATAGAGCATGTCCCCTACAGGGTAGCACGGCACTAGTGCAAGTCGCAATAGGGGATGATCCGTACCACGAAGGCGTATGATGAAAATACGGATAGTGGCCAAAATAACTTGAAGCTTGGTGTGTAAAAAAGTCTTTAGGTTTTTTAACGCGAATATCCATTGAAAATTGCCTGATACCTCCAGTAGATGATGTCAAAGGCCCCTTGAAGAGCCACTCATCCTGTGGTTTAGATCTTACCGTCGTAACACCATCTTCTAAAAAGAACCTTGGCACCTCCGCAAAAAAGTTGTGTGCATGGCGCTCATAAACGCCATCAGTGTTTTGTAGCGATGCTGTACTATCAATAACAATCTCCGGATCCATATCATATAAACGAAGATTCGCATTGAGCGCATAATCTGCCGAATGCGGAGCATTTGCTGGATTCGCGGCAAAACTCGATGATCCAGCGACTTTTCGGCCATAAAAGGCCGGCTCTATAATTGCTTCAAATGGCATTCTGGAATAATACGACGCGGAGCAGTGCATTGACGGATTAGGACCATGAGTTGTAGCGGGTGCGCCGGCCGAGCCAGTTGTTCTTGTAAATTCCCCACTGTCCATTGCTTTCTGATCAACAATTGGATAATCTACAGCCACTCCCGCCTTAATGGTGTTATACATAATGCCGGGAGCATAAAATGGCTCAAGCAGCGTTTTCCAAGTGCCCGTTTTGCCCGGATTACTAGAGGTAAAAATTGCATTACTAGCATTAACATCAGAGAATTCAGTAGGATATGGAATGGCATTTGCCGGATTAACATCTCCATATGATTTAGAAAATTCTGTTGCTAATTGTAGAGTTCTTTGTACAGGGTAAAATCCTTTTTGTGGTAAAAACTTTTTGACCGCTGAAAATGTTATAGATATTTCTGTTGGTTCTCCATACAAATTGCGTACTGGCTCTAAATTTTGCATAAAGTCGCTGTGGCTATAAGTTTCTAAAAAGTGTTTTCTAATAGAAGATGTCACACCAAGATTGGAAGGCGTCGGGGGGCCGATCTCATCTGCAGTAACATCTGAGCCGGGTATATGTCCACTTCCGGAAATTTCATAAGAATATAAGTGCTCTGCATAAAAATCAGAATTGGCATCATTCATTACCACTCGCAAGTGTGGGGTAATAGTAAAATCTGGCAGTATAGAGTAGGACTGCCCAACAAGTTTTAAATCAGCCACATACTTTGCATAACTATCATCAAAGGGGCCGCGGCCGGCCTGTAAATGAACTAGATTTGAAGGCTTACAATGATAATAAAATTTTCCAAATTTAGCACTGGCGCTGTCAGGCATGGCATAGTGTTTTTGTATATCAGCAAAATCGACAGTATCTGTTCGCATCAACTCACCTGATCGCTCGTATTTTGTCGAATCAGACCCCAAAGATTCTGTATATGCGTCCATTGGCCACGCTGACAGCCACGATTCTACGACACTGGCCCCGGATTTATTTAAGCCAACTGCCATTTTTTGACTGTTCCTCATACCAGCGCCATTGAGCCATCCATATAGCGTTGATGGGTCGCCTAGGTTATTGCCGATTCGTTCTATAATATCATCTCGCCAACCGAACTCAAACACGGCTGGACGGCGGGCGCGAATACTATATGCGTTTTCATCTTTAGGAAATACAGTTTCGCCATATTTTATAATTTTCCACTCAGAGCCACTCTGTGCCTGCAAGAAGGATTTTTCATAATTTGGATAGATATCCCATTCTTTTCTATTAAAAACTATTTTGTTCGAAGATGAAATGTATGTTTGTCCAAAATAATGAAAATTATTACCAAAATCATATTTTATAGAAAAATCGTCATACCCCTGTATCACTGGTTTGTGTTTTGAAGTGACCGGGCTTTGGACAATCTGATAGGGGAGATTTATATAATTGTTGTATTGACTACTATAAATCCTTTTAACATTCTGGTAAATATTGTTCTTTTTGTGCCAACGTGCGATTGGGTGCTGGCCGACTCTGAGTTGTTTCCACGTTGGATAACCATGAATGTTACCTCTGTGGGCCAACAGCATGTTAAGGATATGTACTTGTGAACCACCAACTTCACTATCAACAGTATTGGCCACTCCGGATCCAAGCCTTAAGGCCCCACCGAAGGTCATATTAAGATAAGCAAGAGCGCCGTCTTCGCCAAGTAACGACGATGACGGGAATCCCAAAATATTTTCGCTGCCGGTTGCATAAAAATCATGAGCTTGTTGTAAATACGGCAAAGCCCATTCGCCACCCAGCATTGCAAAGCTAGCAGTTATTGGATCAACAATGATTGTATTCATTCCAGCAAAATCTACCGGCGTGAATAGTTCATTCTTATCCGGAACTGTTGTGGCTCTACCTATCTGTGCGCCGACGCTGAGATTGGCCTGCGCGGGGGCCCCATCATAAGTGGTTCCAAGTTCAGAACATGAAACAAACGTAATTGTATCTATTGAAGAAGAAAATCCAAGTAACACTGCATAATCGCTGGAAGTTATATGAGAAACATTACCCAGCGTTGATGAAACAGTTAAATCTGAATTTACATGGCCAATCCAAGATTTTTCAATCCAAGAGTAGCCTAAATCATTTTTTGGTATTGCCCGGGAAACCCAATAATTGTCTCTGTCAATTTTTCTTCTCAATGGATCGGTTTCAGAGCCAGTAATTCTCACACCATCATTTCTTTGTATTTTGTGGAAATTGGCGTACTCTTCTCCAAACAAACTATCTGTGCCACGGACAGAGGTGGTCCGGGCCCAGAGTTTATTTAATGCTCTCCTAATCGTTAGATTTCTATATGGTAACGCATTATATGGCGAATATTGACCAGATTCAATATCAGTAAATCCAGCGCCCTGATCGGCATAGCTACCCGGTGCTGAAAATTTCGAAACAAAAACGTGAGAATTACTGCCGGTATTAGTTCTATCTAATTTGGTGAAATCAGTTATTCTGTTTCTTCCTCTTACGACCTCGGCAGGTGAAAAGCTTTTTGTATCTGGTATCCACCAAAACTGACCAAACCCACCATAAGATGTTTCGACTGCGCTAGCGCCTAGGTTTTTAACAAAATATCTATTATTAACGGCCGCATCATTAATTGAAATAACCTCATAACCCTTATTGTAATTCGAATTAATCGCTGAACCAAAATTTGTTCGCGCAGGGCCGGTACCGGCAACGCTTGTGTCGTTAACAGCATAACCAGAAGAAGAGAGATTTTGAATGTTTACAGGTCGCTTTGCCCCCTTAAACCTTGCACCCCATGCATAAATTGAATCATATTCTCCTTCAAAACTTCTAGGATTGGTAACAATAAGAGAATTTTTTGCTGGTGTTATCGTAATGTGATAACCCTCTGTTCTAGATTTGCCCCGGGGGATAGACGAAGCTGTAATAAACAAATTGTTATGTCGATATAAATGACCACCAACATTTTCTTCAGTAAACGGACCTTGCATTGGAACTTCATAATGCGGCCCATAAATATCTTTATGTGAATCTTCAATAGAAGTTCTGGTCCATTGAGAGGCGGCAGAACCCTTGTTTAACTGAGAGGCATACCCATCGTCGACGGCAGAACTGGCAACCGTAAATGGCAGCCTTTCTTGGCCGCCCCTATCTTGTGAATTGGCCCGGGCATAAACTATCATAGGCTTAATTCTAGCATTTTTAAGTTCGTCAGCGGGGGCATCCAATACCTGCAAGGGCAAGAGGCCGGCCTTTTTGTTTGTCCCACTTCCAGTTGCGAATGCAGCAAATAAGCCATCTTGGGCGTCTGTCGCCTCTCTAAATGTGTTTATATAAGAACTGGCTCTGTGTGGTTTTTTAACTGATGTAATTTTAGACGAAGGGGCATTAGAATTAAAGTCTGCGAGGAAATTCGCAACGTTTGATGCTCTATTAACGGAAGAACTTTCCATGTTGTGATGTAGTTGATGTCTAGTACCGGCGGCCACCGCCTCATCAGAAGAATAAAAAGGCTCCCTATCCTTTTCTGCGCGATGTTTCCACCAATATGGACTTTTCTCTTCATCAAAATTAAAATCGCCAGCGCCGTCGATCATTACAGAGGGCGATCTTCTATTAAACGGTACAATCGGGCTGCCGGTAGCGCCCTTGCCACTCTGTATAGAAACACCAATAAGGTTTTCTCTTCCTTGTACTTGGTATGCAGAGGCTACACTATTTTTTGTTTCCGGGTCAGCGCCGGAACCTTTTTTAGGTTTTTCTAATGCCGTAATATTTCCGTGCTTTGCTACTGTAGTTAAGTCAGGGAATATGTGCCTATACTTGTGTCGTTCTAATACGTGGCTTTCAACAATTGAGCGAGCCTTGTCCGCAACTGCAGCAGAAGCGGGGATTAAATTAATCAAAACAGAATCTAGAGCCGCATCAATCCACTTATATAAATTTACAAACCTATCTACATCAGGCTGATTTTGCACTCTTTCATAAAATAAGTTTCTTAGCTTTTCAAGTTCCTTATATCTCCCTCTATAGATATTGACCGGCTCGCCGATTAAATTATTGAAATCATCAATCGAAGCAAAGAAATTGAGCATATTTTTCGAAATGATTTGATACATGCTCATTTCAACTGCAAAAAAGTTTTTGGTCGGCCTAATATCTCTTGCAAAAACTTCAGTGTCTCGCGTTAAAATACTAATCATATCAGAACTTTGTACTTGTTCTGGTATGCCCTGCCTAGCGGTGGGGACAAATTCTAAAGAATATGGCTCGGATCCGGCCTCAAAAAATGTACCAGTTGCCGTATGGTTTGCCCTCACCAAGTCACGATAATTATCGTTTCCATACGCGTCTTTGGGTACCACCTGAGAACCTGTCCAAAATGGCGATCCAGTGCGCAATCCACGCTGGAAACTGGCCGATCCCGACGCTACATCAAAAACCTTAATATTAACACCTTCGCTGCCGGTGATATGTTCAAAATCCCAACGAAATGCTAATGTATCAATTCGTGGAACATAAACATCGGGTATGCCATGGCCTCCCCAGCCGGCGCCGCCGACAGCGGCATTTGTACTACCAGTTTCGAAAAGAAATGTATTTTGAAAAGGGTTAGTTCGACCATAATTATCTGGATCTCTGGCGTGATATTTAATTTCGTTATTAGTCAAATAATCTGCCCACACAGAAAAATTCAAAAAACGAACATCAGATTGGTTAACAAGGGCCCCGTTCCAATTGGTTCTTTCTGCTCCAATATAAAATCTCTTATTTGATCCTGTAATCCAATGACCAATGCCGCGGCCCTCTTGGGCACCATCGGGTTTATCAACGTCGATAGATTTCGATACATCAAACTCGCTTATTACCCTTCCACCCACTGATTGGACACCATAAAATCCCACAGTTCTTCTTTGAGATGATGTAATATCTTCTGACCATGGATACTCTTCTGGTTTTACACGGAAAGCAAAATTCCACTTAGAATTATCATAAACTTTATGGCCCTGCGAGCTACCAGAAGTCGGAAACACTGAAGATGTTAAGTCAAATCCCATCTTTGAAGAGGTAAGTCTGAAATAAACCTCGTCAGAGTTTTCTGAAACGCGAATTGCATATGCAGCGACATCAAAGTCTGTAGTGGTGTTGCCATAAGTTGTGGTGGCATGTGCTGCTTTTGCAGTGTGACAACCAAAAAGAGATGATGTCAACAAAGTACTGCCGAGAGAGTGAGATAGGTGGTCAAATTTAGGAAATATGATTTCCGCCTCAACTGTTAACGGCGTATGTGGATTATCTGAAGACGATAAATACCCAAAGTCAGAATCGGTGAGCGGATATTGAAAAATAGTCGCCGATCGGTTCGAACCACTAATACCCGAAAAATCTATGGCTTTTCTTTTTGTATAAGTAATATTATAGTTATCTTCGAAGGTTAGCGTTTGATTATCACTATATGTGTTTAAGTTGACCAACTCATCGTCTACACCAAAACATCTAAATAAATTTCTAAAAGCCTTTTCTGTTCCTTTTGATTTATTAATATAAGAAAGATTGTTATAAATGTTTCTATAAATTAAATGTTTTACTTTAAAAAGCTTGTCCTCGTAAACGCGCTTTTCATCTCTGGAAAAGACAGCTTCCAAGACATCAGCGCCGACGAAAACTTCTGGTACCTCAAATCCCATAGAATTCAAAAGTTTGCCCGTAAACGGATATGGAGAGCTTCCAGATATCGCGTATGACGGCTCTCTCATTTTTACCAGTTCGCCAACTTGACCATATAACGTATCTAAATAACTTCCCATAATTTGAAGAAGCTGTTTCAAATCTTCGCCCTTTTCATCCTCTTCTAAAATCCACTTAGGGATAGAATTGTATAAACTAGCGTTATTTGTGAGATCGTATTGAGAGCCGGAAGTCTGCTTTTCTGTTAACAATTCTTGTATAGCTGAATGGGTAGAATAAATAATGGGGTCTTCTTCTTCCCTGTCCACTGCGCCGGCTTCGACCATTGCTGACTCAGTGGTGCGCATTCCTGTAGAACCACTATATGCAATTGTTATGCCGGGATCATAGCCAGTCCATGTGCCATTACAACCTCTTCCGGAATAATCTAAAACTGTCGCATCTGTTGTATTGCCAAGTATGCCTTCGTTAAACTTAAAATAAACCCCCAAATCTTTATTCACAGAAGAAGATACCAAGCCGCCGCCGACCGGAGCAATGTAGTTTCTTCCTATTTCTTCATGAGTTCTTGCAACTTTCCAAAATCTAAATTCATCAATTGAACCAGAAAACTTACCCCAGCCTAGGCCGGCATTGGTGCCGGCTTCACCACCTAGAGCGCCGATTGTTCCCTGTAGGGTGCCCGTTATGTGAGAGGGAAATGGTACGGCACCGGCATAATCTGTCAAAGCCTGCGTGTTAAACTCATCAGTTTTTTGGCCGTCAACATAAAGCTTAATATTAAACCCGGAAGATGCTGATGACTGTACAATTGCATAGTGATGCCACTTGCCATCGTCAGTGTCTTGTTCTGCAGAAGTCTCTACGCCCGTCGTCAACCCCTTGTCAAGTTTAGCAGACCATGAGCCGCCGCCATTACCTAACCACAAGCTATAACGAATGTCATCATCCCCAGATGTTTGATTTGTTCCAATGACCAGTTGTGCGAGACCCTCGTCATCTCTCAAATCAAAAATAACTGCTCGACTGTGTGGTGAACCGGGCCAGTCACCAACCCTCATCC